CAATCAATGGAAAGACAGGAAAGCACATTCCTCCTGGAATAGATGAACCATGTCCGACTGTGAGTTGTCAGGGACGATTAGGAGTTGTGCAAACGCATTTCCTTTCAAGATACAATACTTGCCGCCCTCAAGATACCTGTAAGTCAGTTGATGAACCTTGCGGAGTACTTACTACTAATAATCGATTTGCAAAAGTAGGTTGTCATTTTCTATCAAAGTATTTCAGCGGACATCCGGAAAGTAAGAATATACCCGTGGATGGTCCGGCACATACCATCAAGTGTAAGGATAACCATTCGTTGATTAATGCTAAGTTTCTCGCTGCATATTACGGAAATGGTGACAATGTTAGCCAGGTAGACAAACCATGTCCGACAGTGCCGACAAAGGACAGATTCAACTATGTGAGTCCACGTTTCCTCTGCTCGTACAATTTCAACGATGCCGGCAAAGATATAAATGCCCCGTGTCCGACCTTACTTACAAAAGATCGGCTATCACTAACTACCTGTCGCTTCATGGATCAGCAGTTTGGACAAAGTAAACCGGTTGGAATTAATCAACCATTAGGAGCCTTGACATCTAATCCAAAGTACAATCTTGTAAGCTGTCGTCCGTGGGTAATGAATACTAACTTCGGAAATATCGGTAGCCGGATAGAAGAACCTGCACCAGTTATCACCGCTAACCGAAAGTGGCACTACCTGATGAATCCGCAATTTGTATCTCCTGGAAGCTCTGTGAACGACCCATGCTTTACCCTCATTGCCCGGATGGATAAGCGCCCCCCCTACCTTGTCAGTCTAAATACAGTGTTTAGTTCGGAAACACCACCACCGGATTTCGTGAAGATAGATGCCTACGGGAATGTGTTTATTGAAGTCTTTGAAGATGATAGTCCCATGACAAAGAATATCAAAGAATTCATGGCCATCTATCAGATTGTAGACATATTGATGCGGATGCTCAAGATACTTGAACTAAAGCTTATCATGGGATTCCCAGAAGATTATATGCTAATTGGTACACAAGCCGACCAAAAGAAATTCATAGGAAATGCGGTCGAAGTAAATATGGCGCGAGTTCTCTGTGAAGCTGTCAGCAGGAAGCTACGTGAATTAAGAAAAGTGGCAGCATAAATTAATTCAAAAATGAATAGATATGAATAGAATTATATGTAAGGCTGGCGTATTAAGTAAAACAATACGGTTGCTACCATTTATAACAATTTACGCAAATCCTATGAAAGTTGGTTGGAAAGATTTTGCGATTGATATAGGATGGTTGTGTTTCGCTATTGGAATTAGATTTAATGAAGCATCAAACTAAATACGGTAAGGAACATTATGAAAACATTAGAAGATAAGGCGCAAGAATATTCGGTGATGTCTGGTGCTTTAGACGCTGGATATTCCACGGAAACAGAGGAAGCGTACAGACAAGGTGCACGAGAAGCACAACATTGGTTCTCCGTGAGTGAAGAACTGCCTGACACATCAGATTTTGGAGTAAGCGAAAATGTGATTCTAAAATTGTCTGTTTATAACAAGAAACATAAGAATACCTATGAATGCTGCATAGAGGCTTATTACGATAGCGACATAGAACATTGGTTCTTTATGCTTCCTGTCGACATCAAGAATCTAAAATTAGAGCCTTTAGCTTGGCGACCAATAGAAAGAAGATAACCCTCAAACTAAATCAAGAATAGAAATGAATGTCAGTTTTCAAACAGCGGAGAAGGGAGGCAAATCCGCTACAACAGAATGGTATACTCCCCAATATATTATAGAGGCTTTAGGTGGTAAGTTTGATTTAGATCCATGTGCACCATTTATAGAATGGCATACGGCTAACAAATGTTTTACCAAAGAAATAGACGGTTTATCTAAGGTTTGGGAAGGTAGAGTATTCCTTAATCCGCCTTATTCAAATCCTATTATTAAGCATTTTGTTCGTCGATTGGCTGATCATAATAACGGGATTGCTCTTCTTTATGCTCGATGTGATAATAAGATGTTCTTTGAAGACGTCTTCAATCGAGCAGCCTCTATCAAATTTCTTTGCGATCGTATTTACTTTCTTCGTCCAGACGGTACAAAGGGGAATCGACCGGGATGTGGGTCCGTCTTGATTGCTTACGGTAAAGAATGCGATAAACTTCTTCAAAACTGTAATTTACCTGGTAAGTACATCTCATTATCAAATTATTAATTAGCGTAAAACAAGAATAGTAATGGATAAAAAGGAGCAACAGGCAATAGATTTCCTTCGCAGCATGGATCTTGAAGATCCGATGTGTTTAGGCTTTTCTGGCGGTAAAGATAGCGTTGTTATTCTCGATCTTGCAGAGCGTTCCGGCATAAAATATATCGCTTCTTACGCTAATACAACAGTTGATCCACCTGGCACAATCAGTTTTATAAAGAAGAATTATTCACAGGTCCAGATACTTCAACCGAAGCAGTCTTTTTTTCAGTTGGTGGAAAACAAAGGATTACCTAGTAGAGTGAGGCGTTTTTGCTGCGAAAAGCTGAAAGAGCAATACGGTATCGGTCAGCGTACAATCGAGGGAATGAGGGCAGAGGAAAGCCAATCTAGGGCGTTGTATGAGCCAGAGCAATGCGATACACGCAGATGGATGAAAGGTGCGAAGCATATTCTCCCGATCCTTAACTGGTCAGAAACCGATGTATGGAACTATATCCGAAAATATGGACTACCATATTCCAAGTATTACGATGCACCTTACAATCTTTCCCGTCATGGATGTGTTGGTTGTCCCCTTGCAGGGTGCAAGCAGATGCAGACGGAATTTAAGATGTTTCCCGGATATGCCCGTAGAATGATAGTCGCCATTGAACGATACATGAACAATAAGCCTAATAATGCACTTGCTAAGAATTTCAGTGATCCGTATGAAGCCTTTTACTTCTACATCAATGAAATGCCAATGCAGGACGTTAGGCGGTTGAAAAAGGGACTCTTTCACTTTAATGCGAAGGAGGTTATACAGAAAGAGATTTTAAACAATTAGAGTAAAACAAATTAGAAAGGAATAAAAGTATGACAACTAAAGAACAAGCAGCCCGCAAATACGCTCTAAGTGAGCATCACGGAACCGGTCATTATACAGATATACAACTTGAAGATATCAAGGAATATGCATATCTACAAGGGGTTGAATTTTCCCATGAGTGGATTCCTGTTGATAAAGAACTACCGGACGGTGAAATACCTTGTATTGTTAGAAATAAAGTCGGAAATCTATGTATCTGCTTTATGAAGTACACTACAATGAAAGACGGAAGTCGTAGCCCCATCGGGTGGTTCAATTATTGGTATGGGAAAAATGAAACACGTACAAACGGTCCAATTCGGGCTACAATAACTCATTGGAGATACGTTGAACAGTAATGAGTATAACATTCAAATTAGAATAAAAATGAGCGAAAATAAGAAACCGTGCCCCCAGTTCCCTTATTGGGGTGCACATTACCCGGATGCCTGTTGTGTTGATGGGAAACTGTATGACCTTGACAGATGCGATGAAAACGGAAATCTGTACGAACCTATCGACGATATTCCATGCCCATTTTGTCAGACAGAGGATTTTATTGAATTAGACCCGTTTAGTTGGGTAGACCATTTTTGCGAGGCAATGGAAGAGAACGGAGATACCATCACCGACTCTATGGAGCAGCTTGCTAAACAAAAGGCAAGGCAATCCTATCTTGATTGGATTGAGAAAATGAAAGAAAAATATACGTAAAAATAAAGAAATGAAGAAGATACTAATAATCTGCGCACTTCTCGCCATGATGGTTGGATGTGCATCACCGAGAAAGTCGGTTGAGAATCACCCAGTAAAGGAATCACATCAGCCGGATGCGCTGCCGGGTAATAAAGAGAATCGCTTTATGAAGCAATTTCGGCAAGCTGATTCAGTGTTTAACGAAAAATACAATATAAAAGGATATGGGATGTGATTGTTGCTCTAAGTCTAACTACGGACAAGATAAATGCTCTGCCAGTAGAGCTTATAGGGATTGTTTTTGCGGTGTGATCCATGATAACGAGCGAGAAAGATATGAAGAGATGTCACCTCATCGAAAAAAGGCTATCTCCAAGCGTAGAAAAAAGAATAAAAACAAGAAAACTCACAGGGGATAACCCTCAATACGGAATGGTAATGAATATGAGAACAATAAAATTCAGAGGTAAAAACTTATATAATAACGAATGGATATTTGGTGACTTGATTCAGTACGAAAGTGGTGAAATGGCTATTTTCAGCAAGAAACTTTCCCAATATGGATGCGAAGCTACTGAAATGTTTAATAGAAGTAAGGTAGAAACTACAACTGTGGGACAATTCACAGGCTTATTCGACAAAAACGGAAAAGAAATCTATGAAGGGGATATTCTTCACACTATTACATTTGGTTTTAATCCAGAAGAATATACAGCTATTATCCTATATCGTAATTGTAGTTTTCAACTTTCTAATGGTCGAAATTTATTCTATTTCGGGCAATCTGATCTTACAAAAATGGATGATACTATCGTGATTGGCAACATTTACGATAACCCGGAATTAATCAAGGAGGAATGACAATGAAGAAAATCATGTTCAACGATAAGTACGGCTTAACCCAGGCTGTACTAGATGGTCGGAAGACTATGACGAGAAGGATTTGTAAATACGATAGACCTGATGAAACTTACGACATCGTATTTCCTGTCTTTGAGCCTAAAGATTATGATGATAATGGGAATATAATATCCCCTTTATATGGCGCCTTCGGCTGGAAAAACAAAGAAGGTAATTTCACAGGATGGAATATTTCCAAGTACAAGGTTGGCGAAGTCGTAGCGATTGCACAAAGCTACAGGGATTCAGGCTATACCCCAGACTCATTAGATAGACATCCGAAAGATTTGAGTATTCGTGGTCTTATGAAGGATTCCGCAGGATGGAATAACAAGATGTTTGTTAAGTCGTATGCTTGTAAACATCACATAAAGATAACCAATATAAAAGTAGAACGCCTACAGGAAATATCCGATGATGATTGTTTGAAGGAAGGGATATTTGAATGGAATGCCGGCCAGAAAGATATTCCTTTCTATTCATTTTCGTATGCAGACATTCCCGACTATTTTAGCCCTCGTGATGCTTTTGCTGACTTGATAGACAAAGTATCCGGCAAAGGTACATGGGAAGAAAACCCATTTGTGTGGGTGTATGAATTTAAGCTGTTTGACTAATAACAAAGATAGAAATGAAGGAAATAGAATTGAAAATAGCTGAAATATTAGGGCGTGTTGCTCTTGATAATGATATGAAGATTCCTGATGATATTCAGCGATTAGCGAGAGCTACAAGGTATTTGGCTATTCAGCTAGAGAAAAATACTAGAGATGTGGATATGTCACAGGATATTATGAAATATACGGTAGTTATATTGGATAATACTATTGCGAAAGTTGTATCAAAAGATGCTAGAGCAGTGTGTGAAACAGTAAGAACTGACACAGTAACAGCTATAAGAGCAGATGGATAAAGATATGTATTCAAAATATATAAAAAAGAGAAATGGATAAAATGAAGATTATCATTCCCCACGAGGGAGTAAACGAAATTCCAGAAGGCTTTAAACCTGTTATGACAAGTGAAGGTAAGTTAGTTGCCATTGTTCCGGAAGGAATGCATACGAGGGATGCGTATTGGATAAAGACTGAAAGGATTATTCCGGTTGTAGATTGGGAACAACGACGTTTTGAATTGGCGAAAGCTGCTATGCAAGGATTCTGCGCTAATTCGCATGATAGTATTGCAATAGCGGTAGATTCTAAGACCGTGTCTGAATGGTCCGTTGGGTTTGCAAATACCATGATCGAAAGGTTGAAGGGGGATTATGGATCAGTAAGCCAATTGATTGAATCGGTGAAGTCTGGTAATAGACCATCTTTTATCGGAGTTCTTTTAAGTGAATCCCAGATTGAAGAGTTGTGGTCTTATGTGGATGATGAATACTATAACAATGTATTAAAGTCCCGGCTGAAAAAAAATAATTAGCTATCTGTGGTTAATATTTGTAAACATTCTATATTCGTTTTCTAGCAACTTTTTTACACGTGGCTTATTGATGTATTGTGTTGTTTGCTTTCTGATTATTCCGTTCTGTAAAAGATTGATCGTCCGATTTTGCTCACTGATAGTCATACTTAATACAATGATTATAAAGATAAGTGCTATATAACCCAAAACGATTAAACACACTACTTCTTTATTGAAATGGAAGAAATCTCTGAAAGTTCTAAAGTTGCTCATGCTTGCTATGTTTTTTAAAGAACGTGCCCGAAAATAACTACGCCCTTCATAGAGGTGCGGCAAACAACCCAACAAGGAAGCATAGATACAACGGGCACGTATATTGTGATAATGCAATACACGAACACCGTCCATTCTATTTCCTTGTTTTGAAAATTGCCGCTTTCTATGAAGGAGAGACTGAACGTCAATCGATACTCTATTTGAGTATCGGTGCAAATTTAATAAAAAGATTACAAAAACTTATCATTATGGATGCAAAACAATTTTTCAAGAGAGTTTCTTACATGCGGAAACTTCAAAAAGAATATTTTAAAACTCGTTCGTCTGCCATTTTGAGACAATGTAAACAGGTGGAGAAAGAGATAGACGATGAGATCGAGAGAGCGAATAAGATAGTTACAGAACAGCAACAGCCAAAACTTTTTTGATTATGAAGCGAATTCCGTTTAATACTACTGATGCCGACATCTTTCCTCGTATAGCTAAAGTTGCAAAAGGGGGGACGTTTGACGGCTCTGCGCAGACTGATTACCTTGAAAGCTGCCGGTGGTTCGTAGAGCGATATGATTGTATTATCATTCTCACTCGTGATGTTGGATATCATACATCTGGTTGGTGGAAGAACCCAGACTACGAACGTTGTTATCATTTGTCTATCTCCTTTCCCGGTGGACGGGATATTAGGAAGTTAGGACACGTGCTGGAAAAGTTCTTCGGGAATAATCGTCGTTTATTGTGGTGTGAACCTCCATATAGTAAGCAGGGTAAACAGGTGGAAGTGTATCATTATCGTTTGTTTTGTGATGAGAATTGGCAACCAATAATGCCGCGCGGAGAAGTCTATTCTAAACAGTTTACCGAACTGGGGTGGAAATCATATTCAGAACTACATAGTAGAAACCAATAACAAATAGTAATTATGAAAAAAGAACAAACCAAAGTTTATGTATTGATGCTTTCTAAGGAGTTTCCTAAAGAGCATCCGAAAGCCGGAGAACAAACCGGATTCAAAGAAAAGTTAGAGCTGGCGTTGAAAGCGCAAGAACAAGCAGAAGAATGTACTACCTGCGGTGGTGACTGTAAAACTTGCTATTGTCCTTCTGCTTCCGGAATAATGAAGGTACATACTATTCGTACCAATATGGAACGTTGGTCGGGAATAATGCAGAAAGTGCAGGAAGGGAAAACTGTTATCTCTGTCCGGCAATGGAAAGGTAGACCCTATGAAAAAGGGAATGTTCAGGTAGAACTATTCTGTCTCGGCAAAGATGATGGCGTAGGATTACAGACATTGAGCGTCATGGAGTACACCGATGCTGACGACGGGATAGAACGTGCCGTTTATTGTATCGACGGGAAGCCAATGCCAATGCTTACTCTGAAACAAATAGCGGAGAACGACGGGCTGACTGTTGAAGATTGGAAAGCGTGGTTTACTGGTATGTCGTTTGCTGAACCACTGCCGATCATCCACTTTACCAAATTTAGATATTGATTATAAACCATTTAAAGAGTTACAATTATGCAAGACATTGAGAAAAATTCAATGCTCCTTAAAGAAGGACAAGTAAAGAAACCAAGTTATCAGAACTTCTCAATAACTCGGAAACGGAAAAGAAACCGACAGTTGCAAAGCTGAATCCTGCAATCATAGTCCCGTCCCCATTGAAACGAAAGCGATTAAACGATGAATTGATTGCAGAGCTAAATGCTACCTATGAACGTCCGGCTATTTGCCGGGATGAACACGGAGAGTACAAAGAAGGTGCTTTCCTGCACGGTTCAAATCTGGTAATAACAAGCATATTGGAAGGACGTTGGCATCTGACTGTAAAGTCCGACAAACCACTTTCTATCTATGAGATAAAAGCTGCCAGGTACAAGTTTATTCCGGACGATGCTTACATGACACTTGTTTTCCCGAAAAGGTCGGAACTGGAAAAGTTTACTTCTCCACACAGTATGCAAATGATAGAGATTCAAGTCACCCAAAAAGAATAATTTTTTGAGAGGGGGGGACTATAGGGGGGGAGAGGTGGTATTTTGTATAGTTTAAAAAGATAGTTTGAAGATGATTAAAAAATACGCTTTTGTTATCGGCATAGATACCGGAGTAAATACCGGAGTTGCCACATGGAATGTTACTGCAAGAAAGTTTGAGTTGATAAAGACTACTTCAATTCATAAAGCAATGATGTATGTGATAGAAATGTATAAAACGTACGGAGGAAGTATGTTAGTTCGTGCTGAAGATGCGCGATTAAGAACGTGGTATCAATCTAGTTATAAGACAAGAGAAGAAGAAAGGGAAATGTTGCAGGGGGTTGGATCAGTTAAACGTGATGCGAAGATATGGGAGGACTTTCTTACTGATATTGGTATACCCTTTGAAATGGTTCATCCTAAGAATTCTATAACTAAAGTCAATGCTTTGACATTCAGGAATATAACTAAATACGATAAACCGACGAATGAACATTCTCGTGATGCCGCAATGCTTGTATTTGGTTATTAGACATTAGGTTAATATTGAATATAGTGCGTTTGTTAGACGAACTTTTGCTTAAAAAGATGTTTAATAAACGCATTTTCTTTATATTTGCGTGGAAATGACAGATGTTACATCTTAAAAATTAGTGTGAAAATGGAAGGATTATCAAGTTTAGAGGGTTGGGCTCTGATTGCGACATACTTTGTTGCTATGATGATGCTCGTTGTGTTCCTACGAAAACACAAAAAGACGAAAGAAGAATTTTTGGTTGCTAACCGATCTATGCCGTGGCTACTCACAGCTTTCTCAATGGCTGCTACATGGGTGTGGGCTCCGTCAATGTTCGTTGCATCGGAGAAAGCATATACGCAGGGACTTGTTGGCGTGTTCTGGTTTGTTGTACCGAATGTATTAACGTTGATGCTATTTGCTTTCTTTGCTAATAAGATGCGTAAGCTCCGGCCAGAGGGATGGACGTTCTCGGACTATATTCGTGAGAAGTATTCCAAACGTTGCCATAATCTGTTTCTTGTCGAATCATTCGGGTTGCAGACAATGAGTTTTGCCGTTCAGCTTCTTGCCGGGGCTACCATCTTTTCAAAGATTACCGGAATATCGTTCACTGCTACTACGGTGGTGATGGCACTTTGTCCTTTGGTGTACACATTCGCAAGTGGGATTCGGTGCAGTATCATTACCGACTTCTGGAAGATGCTTTGGATTGTGATTGTTTTATTGTTAGGACTGCCAATTATGTTTTCAAATGCCGGACCGGAAGCGTTGTTTAATGGTCTGGGAGGTGTTAGTGGTGGTTTCTCTGATTTGTTTTCGGGTAACGGACTCATGGTTACTTTGTCCTTCGGTATTCCTACAACGATTGGTTTACTATCTGGGACGTTTGGCGACCAGATGTTCTGGCAGCGGGTGTTTTGTGTGAAAGCTGACAAAGTGAAGCGCACAATGATAACCGCTGCCTTTATTTTTGCCGTTGTACCTATTTCCTTGGCGGTATTTGGCTTTTTTGCAGCCGGAACAGGTTTGGCTATATCCGACACACAACTGACAAATGTAGGGGCTGTAATGGCCTTCTGCCCTAAATGGTTTTTATACCTGTTCTTTGTGCTTATACTTTCCGGACTGATATCAACGGTTGATAGCATTATTTGTGCAGTGAGTTCAGTTGCCGGGCATGATGTAGTGAAGCGGTTAGCTATGAACGAGAAATGGCATGAACGGATTCAGAAGAATATTTTTCTCTTTATTCTTTTCGCGAATGAAGTGCGGGCAGCTCGGTTTGCTATGATCGTTGTCACCGTCTCCGCTATTCTGATAGCAAATATTCCAGGTCTAACTATTCTATATCTCTTTTTATTGTACGGGACGCTACGTTCGTCTGTAATGCTTCCGACTGTGTTTGCTATTCTCGGCATAAGAATGAGCGAAAGAGGGCTGTTTTACGGCATCCTAACGAGCATGATTGTAGGTTTACCAATATTCGCTTATGGGAACTTCACTGGTAACATTCTGATGATCGTATTCGGTTCTCTTTTCACCATCCTAGCATCAGGGATTATGGCAGTTCGTCGTAAACCTTTGCAGCGTGGTTCAATGGAAGTGGCTATAAAGATAGACCGAACCGATATGGATAAACGTATTGCAGAGATAAAAGCGGTACATGGTGAATACTTAGCTTGTGCAGAAAAGATGGAAGCTCACATTCGTACATTTAGAGCATTGACCGAATCTGCAAGGGGAACAGCAAGGGATATAAGAAAATCAGTTTCTCAATACAAACAGTTACAGGGGAAGAAGTCATTGAATAGAAAAAAATCACATAGAAAATGAGAAAGCTGTTTATCATGCTCGTATTGGTTGCAGTATCATTGGCTGCTAAAGCACAAGTTTACGACGGTATTACTCAACCGACTAAGTTTCGAGTATTTATGCCGGTAACTACATCTTTGGAGGGTAACGGTTCTACCGTCGCTCCTTTTGTCGGCTATCGGACAGACGTTGCCAAGTGGCTTTCTGTTACTCCGGTCCTTCAATACAACATGAATACCGAAGCAGTTACTTTGGCTACATGGCTGAATGTGAACTATCAGCAACGATTCTTTTTGCTTGCACGTTCGACGTACAATATGAAAGCAAAGATGTTCACTGAAACATTGTCCGGTACTATAAAACTCCCTGCTGGATTCATGATTGATGCGACCTGGGATAATCTGTATAATGGCCGGAAGTTCATGGACGGTGACCGTCTGCAGGTGCTTGGAGGTCTGGATTATGGACGATTCGTTTTCAATGCCGGATATTCCATGCGTGCGCTGCCGGGATTCGTGGCAAACATCCGGTTTAAGGTAACAAAGTATAATTGGCTGCAACTGAAATACGATGAAGGTGCAAAAGCTTTCATTACGAGTGTAGCACTACAATTCAATGAACTATGAAAACAGTTCTAGGCAAAAAGCAAACATCATCACACACAGACTGGCTTCGTGTATTCTCCAACATCGAGCAATATGTGTTGAAGCAGGAAACTGACAATCTGATTGACCGTCTGGTTGAGCAGGTGAAGCCACACATCTACGGCAAACAAGTTGCTTATGCTTGGAGTGGTGGAAAAGATAGCATTGCTCTTGGTTTCATTATGGAGCAGGCCGGAGTACATGACTGTTTACTCGGACGCTGCAATCTGGAATATCCGGCTTTCCTGCAATGGATAGAAAACAACCATCCGGCAGGATTAGAAGTAATCAATACGGGGCAGGACCTTAAATGGTTGGCGGCACATCCCGAAATGCTTTTCCCGAATGATTCTTCTTTGGCTGCAAAGTGGTTTAGCATAGTTCAACATCGAGCGCAGGATATCTATGTGAAGAAACACAAGGTAGATGTTCTTTGCCTTGGTCGAAGAATACAAGACGGGAACTATGTAGGACCAGGCGGAATGTACACCAATGCAAAGGGTGTCACCCGTTTTTCTCCTATTGCTGATACTAAGCATGAGGAAATTCTTGCAATCATCCACTATTACCATCTTCCATTACCACCAATTTACACATGGCCCCGCGGCTTTCGTGTTGGTACACATTGTTGGGCTTCTCGCCAGTGGTGCGGAAGCGTGGAAAATGGCTTTAGGGAAGTTTACGAAATAGATAGTAGCTTGGTAGAGGAAGCTGCTAACTATATACCTTCTGCGAGACAGTTCTTGCAGGGGAAAGTTTAATCAATAAATTTTGTGTAGGAATGAAAAGGAAGTTAGAAACAAAGAAAGTACTCCTGTCAGAGTTAAAGGAGTTTCCGGGTAATCCAAATGTGCATCCGGAGGAACAAGTGAAGGCTATTGCCGAAAGTATGGAACGATACGGACAGTATTATCCGATTATCGTTGATGAAAACATGATGGTTCTTTGCGGCCATGGCAAGAAAAAGGCTTTGGAATATCGTGGAGAGAAAGAGGCTTCTATTACGGTCATGTATGGTTTGACTGACAAAGAAAAGAAGAAACTCGTTCTGGAAGACAATAAGATTCAGACAATGTCTCATGTGAATTTTGGGGACGTGGAGAAGATTATTAAAGAAATCGGAGATGTTGATATTATTGGCTTTACTCCGGAATATCTGGATGCGATCATCAACGAAGTTAGCACTGACAATATGGGAGTGAATTTTGCAGAACCTGTAAAGAAGGAGCAGCAGTTTACACCAGAGAAGAAGGTTGCCGACATTCAGGAAGTTGATGAAATTGAAGCCGGTATGCAGACAGCCCGTACAATGGTGTGTCCGCATTGTGGCAAGGAAATAACAATTTAATCATAGAGCTATGGATAAGAATGTAGATTTATTCAAACCTCTTCGGGAAATTCAGTTTGTAGACCGAGATACGGTGAAGCCGAATGACTATAACCCCAACAAGGTTCTGGAAAAGAATCTTAATCTCCTTATGCAAAGTATCCTGACTAATGGTTTCTGTTTTCCCATCGTAGTGCGTCCGGACTTTACGATCATTGACGGGTTTCACCGTTGGCTTGTGTCCGGCAGGGAACCGTTAAAGACAATGCTCGGCAATAAGATTCCTATTGTGGTAGTGGCACATAAAGACGAGAGTCAAGATATGTACGGTACGGTTACTTTTAACCGTGCCCGTGGCACACATCTACTTGAGCCGATGGAGAACATTGTGAAAACTCTGTTGGAAAAAGGCAAAAGTGTAGATGAAATCTCAAAGGAAATAGGAATGAGTAAAGAAGAAATTTTCCGGTTATCAAAGATTGACAGGGAAGAGTTTCTAAAGCTCATTACCCAACGTGGTACGCAAAGATTTAGTAAAGCCCAAATCATTCGCAGATGTACGTAAAGGATTTAGATATTAACGTTGTTGATGCTACCGAGCGTAGGATTCTCGAAGCATTCAATAAGAATCAAAAAGTTGCCGTCAGTTTCTCTGGCGGCAAAGATTCTATATGTATGTGCGATATGCTGATAAAGACAATGCAGAAATATACAATTCCGTTTAGTCGCATTATCGTTGTGTTCTTTGACGAGGAAGCCATTTATCCAGATGTTGAGCAGATTGCACTTGAATGGCGCTCACGTTTCATGTCCTTGGGGGCAAAGTTTTATTGGTTCTGTTTGCCTATACGGCATTATAATTGTTGCAATAGATTGGCGAATGATGAAAGCTTTATCTGTTGGGAGCCTGGCAAAGAAAGCGTGTGGGTGAGACCTATGCCTAAGTTTGCTATTCGCAATCACTCGATGTTTCGTATGGGGATGTCATATCAGGAATTTGGGGCGAAGATTTTTAAAAGTGTTCCTCAAATGATAGGTCTAAGAATGGCAGAATCTATTCAACGCCGACAGTCCATAGCATCAATCAGGATTTCTACATTTCTTTATCCCATATACGATTGGCGTGATAATGATGTTTGGCTGTATATCAAATTGAATAACCTTACTATTCCTATGACCTATATCTACCTGTATAAGACAGGTGTACCGTTGAATAAACTTCGTATTAGTCAGTTTTTTAGCATTGATACAATCAAGTCATTACCCAAGGTTATGGAGTTCTACCCGGATTTGTATGAACGGGTGATTCGTAGAGAACCAAATGCAGACCTTGTTATGCTTTATTGGGATACTGATATGTTCCGGAGTTCTAAGCAAGACCGGAAGTTTGAGCAAGATAAGGAAAAGGATTATCGGGTCATATTCCGAGATACAATGAAAAAGGCCGCTTTACATCCAGACTTATATCCTGGTTATAAATTGGCTAAACATCTTTATGTTAAAATGTCCGGTAGGGAATCTTCAAAAACGTGTCAGTTGTCTTATCAGTTATTGATAGCGGGGGACCCGAAGAAACGTTCCTATCGTGCTATTTTAGGGGCTATCTATAGAGAGAGGGGAGGAGGAATATAAAATGCCTAAGGCCGAAGAGGACATTCAGAAAGATAAAGAAAAGTTGCTCGATTCATTGAAGGAATGTAGCGGTATTGTTACGTTTGCCTGTGAGAAGGTTGGACTCTCACGGCAGACGTTCTATCGTTGGTATCGTGAGGATGCGGAATTTAAAGAACGTGCCGATGCTATCAATGAATTGCAGATCGATATTGCCGAGGCCTCCCTTCTGAAAAAAATACAGAAGGGAGATACTACGGCTATCATATTCTATCTGAAAACCAAAGGCAAAAGTAGAGGATATACAGAACGTAAAGAGATTGTCGCCCCTGATGGAGTGGGGGTACAGGTAACAGGCAAAGACTTTGATGTGTCGAAGTTATCGGAGGAAGAAAGAAAAGTATTGTTGGGTATTGCGGAAAAGCAGGATAAAGCAGCAAAAGAGTGAGTTTAGGACAGGTAGATATATTGAGCATGGCAAGAGCCGTCCAGGCGGATGAATGTAGGAAATCATTTTTCTACTTCGTGAAAACGTTTTGGGCGGTTATTATACCGGAAACTCCGGTTTTTAATTGGCATATTCCGTATCTGTGTGAAGAACTTCAAGAGCTATCTGGCTATATCGTACGCAGAGAGAAGAAGCCCTATGACATAATTATCAATATTCCTCCTGGTTCTACCAAATCAACTATTGTCACAATTATGTGGCATGCATGGCTTTGGACGCAGGATGCACGGTTGAGGATTATTTCAAACTCCTATTCGGGCGACTTGTCGTTAGAACACGCTTCGAAGTCGAAGGACATCATCACTTCTGACTTGTATCGTACTTTGTTTCCGGAAGTGGTGATAAGACACGATAAGTCCGGTAAAGGTAGTTATGAGAACATAAAGGGGGGCGCCAGATATTCTACTTCGACAGGTGGTACAATTACCGGAAAGCACGCGCATGTGATTATCAACGACGACCCTGTAAATCCCAAACAGGCGGAGTCTCCTGCAATGAGATTACAAGCGAATGACCATACTAAAACGCTTTCGTCCCGTAAGGTTGACAAAAAGAATACTCCGATGGTAACTATTATGCAAAGATTGCATGATGATGATGTGACGGGGTATCTGCTGAAAAAGAAAAAGGATAAGATTAGGCATATATGCCTACCAGCAGAAGTGTCGGAGAGGGTGAATCCTCCGGAGCTGAAAGAACGTTACATTGACGGCCTTCTGGACCCTGTACGTATTGACAGGGAGGTGATAGATGAAGCAAAGATTGACCTCGGTAGCCGTGGGTATGCCGGACAGTATGAACAGGCTCCTTCGGTTGAAGGTGGTAATATCGTCAAAGCAAGTTGGTTCGGGCATATTCCATTATCGCAGTTCCTTGCTGTTCGTGGCGGCGCTCCGATTCACTTCTTTCTCGATACTGCCTATGATGAGAAAAAACAGAAAACGGACAATGACCCGTCCGGAATACTTGCTGCATGTCGGATACAGAACTGTTTGTACTTGTTCCATGCGCAAAAGGTCTGGAAGGAGTTTCCTGAATTAATGAGGTTCATTCCAGATTATGTGCGGGCACATGGATATGATAGCCGGAGCACGATCAGAATAGAACCGAAGGCAAATGGTATAACTGTCATTCAGGCAGTAAAGAAGTACACTAAACTGAATGTAACCAGAACACCAGCACCAACGGACAGCAAGGAAGTGCGACTACACGGTGTCTCGCCTAAAATAGAGTGCGGCCGGGTGATATTGGTGGAAGGTGATTGGAACGAAGAGTTTATAGATGAGGTGAGCCAGTTTCCGGCAAAGACACATGATGAGTATGTAGATATTCTGGTTTATGCAATCAATTATCTTCTGGATGATGATTATGCGGAATTATCAGATGAAGATGAAGAATATATTTTAAGTGCTTTAGGTGGTTAATTTTTAATGTTGTAATTATGGGATTGTTTAATTGGATTGTTAATGGTGTGAATGCGGCTGTTGGTCGCAATCAGGAGTTTGAACAGTTGTTGAAAGCTAAGGATGTGAACCGCGCGCTTTCACAAATGACGGATAACTCTGCAAAGGTTGAAGCTGCTTTGAAGGTATATGATATCCAGCAGCATGAGGTGATGAATAGGCCGAATAAAGCGGTGTTTGGTAAAAAGGACTCTGCAACGGGAAAACGTAAGTTTCTACGGTGGGAAGAAAAATGGAAAATTCCTATTCCTTATCCCGTTTTTATCAATGAGATAGCTCTTGTATTCTTGTATGGTCGTCCTCTGAAATGGACGCAATCATCTAAGGGGACAGACCGGGCTTTTTCCAGATACATCGATTTGATTAAAAGTACCCGATTTAATGCGAAGGTTCGCGAAGCAAAACGTCTGGCAGGCGCGGAAGGGCAAAGTGCATTGCTCTTTCATGCTTATCGGAATGACGAAGGTAAACCGGATTGCCTTATCAAAGTCGTAGCCAGAAGTCTGGGGGATGATATATATTTCCGTAAAGACCAATTCGGACGGATGATGTGCTTTGCACGTGGGTATAACTTACAGGAAGTAGGCGGTGAAATCAAATATCATGTTGATATACATACAAAGAATATGATATATCACTGCAAACGTGCTCCTATGGGTTGGGACATTGAGGAAGAGGTGAATCTTGCAAAGAAGATATGTGTGGTTCTTTTTGAGCAGGAACCGGAGTGTGCTGGTGTTGAACCTATGATGCACCGTAAAGAAATGATGGTAAGCCGTAGAGCCGATGTCAATGATCGTTTTTCTGATCCTGCTTTAGTTGCTGATGCGGATATTGTTAATTCTCTTCCAGAAAAAGGTGAGGATAGCAAATTTTTTGCTTTGAAACCTTCGTTAGACGGTTCCAAAAAACCGGACATGAAATATCTGACATGGGATAATGCACCGGAAAATCAGAAGCAGGAAGCGGAGGAGTTGGACGATAAGATTCATCGTTTCACTTTCACCCCTAAAATAGACTTTGATACGATGAAGAGCCTTTCCCAGATTTCGGCTAAAGCTTTGAAACAGCTAATGCTTTTGGCTGTAATCAAGGCAGACCGACATAAAGAAAGACACGATGAGTATGCAGATCGTATAGCCAGTGTACTTATTGCTATAATTGGTAACGTTCTGGATATATCTCTTCGAGGTGAGTGTGACAACCTGGTCGTGGAACATGAATTTCAAGAACCGTTCGGAGAAGATGTTGAAGCCGTATTAAAAAATCTGATCTCCACTAAAAATGCTGGTGGTATGTCCGACGAAACATTTATTGAAATGAATCCGATCATCAAGGATTCTACTCTGGAAAAAGAACGTTTGAAAGCGCAACATGAGCAGGAGTTAAAAGAAGAGAAAGACCGGTATAAACAGGATGTTTTCGGTAGTGCAGAATAAAGGGCATGGCAAAGATTGATGAGAACAAGTATAAACGGGCATTACTTCAACGTACCGAAGGATATGCTGCAAACGTCCGGACAATCTACCTGGATGTGATGGGACAGCTTATCTCTTTAGCATTGGAGATTGAGCCTATCCATGACGCTAAGAAGCCGTTTGTCTTTGCTGACTATCCTACTATATCTGACAAAGCAAACGTTCTGTTACGGGAACTGTACACCCGTGTGTATCAACAAATACAGTCTGGTATCATAAACGAGTGGGAGCAAGCTAACTTAAAATCAGACGAACTCGTCCGATCCGTGTTCGGTAAGAAGGCTGTGGATAATGAGCATTTTGCGCGCTACTTTGGGCGTAACAAGAAAGCTATGGATTCTTTCTTTGCACGAAGGTCCGGAGATGATGGATTGAACCTGTCTCAACGTATTTGGAAATATGAAGGGCAGTTTCGGCAAGAAATGGAAATGTCTATTGATTGTTGTATCGGGCAAGGAATGTCTGCAAATTCGATGGCGGCAAAGGTGAAGCAGTTTCTCAATCAACCGGATAAATTGTTTAGACGGGTTCGTGATGAACGGGGAGAGCTTGTTTTATCAAAGAACGCGAAAGCTTATCATCCGGGGCCAGGTCAATATCGTAGTAGTAGCCGCAATGCTCAACGTTTGGCACGGACGGAGCCTAATATTGCATATCGGACAGCCGATCATGAAAGATGGGCCCAACTTGATTTTGTTGTAGGGATTGAAATAAAGCTCTCAAAGAATCATCCGGAAAAGGATATTTGTGATAAACTAGCCGGAGTATATCCTAAAGGCTTCAAGTTTACGGGATGGCATTCTAACTGTATGTGCCATGCGATTAGTGTGCTTGCTTCGGATGATGAAGTAGATATGCTCACTGATAAGATTCTTGCCGGAGAGGAAACGGCAGGATTCAAATCGAAAAACGAAGTTACTGAACTGCCAAGTGAGTTTTATTCATGGATGCAGGAAAATGAGGAGCGAATCGAAAAGGCAAATAACCGTGGCACTCTTCCATATTGGATAAAGGATAATCCGCAATACACAGGTGTTAAGGTAAAAGCAATGAATACTGGTGAGCGGAATGATATTCGAAAGAAGTCAAAGGAGAAATATCAATCGTATGATGAGAAGTGGGATAGGACGTATTTCGATGAGTTCAGTGGTGGCTTTAATGTCTATCATCAGGAACATCAGTTCACCAACACACAGGGCGGTGGTGATGCTGAAAAGATGGTTGGTAAGTTATTAGCAAAGAATAACGGGAAACAGGTGGAGTTCCTGCCGGAGAATGGTAAGGGCAAAGGTGTACCAGATTTAATGTTCGACGATCATACGTGGGATGTGAAATACATTGATAACGCCAATGAGAATACTATTCGCGCATATATCAAAGATGCTCGGAAAGCTGATCGGGCAATATTCTATTTCACGAATGAGAAGTACCAGGAACTACGTTCGGCTATCAACAGGGAAGTCGGACGCTTTAAGGGGATGAATAGGTTAGGCGAACTTCCAGATATTTACTACATGGATAATGAGGGACTGCTAAAACTGTTGTGGAAGAAGTAATTATTATTTTTGAAATTGATTAGTTTTATTTTTACCTTTGTAAAAAAGTAGAGTATGAATGAGTATTTGTCATGGAGTGCTATCATTGCATTCTTCATTTTCATAGCCCAGCAGATTTTTAAAACTTGGTTAGATTATAGAAAATATCGTTCCGAGGTTGTTTTTAGCAAACTTCATCAAGAGCGTGCGGAAACGATTAAGGAGCTATATAAAAAGATTGTATTGTTAGAATATGCAATTAGAAATTTTTTATTCCCAGAGCATGCTGGTAGGGATTTGAAATCAGAATCAGAAGATTCTTTGTCTCAAGATTATTTTTTGGATAAAATGAATCAAGCTTTTGCAGATACTATTGACTTCTTCGTGCTTAATAAAATTTATTTATCAGTGGATTTATGTCGCCAAATAGAAATGTTAGTGAAAGAATATATTGGTGTAGGACAAAATTATTCTAATGTATTAATTGATATTAAAAAGAAGGGATTTGATATGTGGGTAAAGAAAAGATTAAAAGAAAAAAATGAATTACGTGAAGATTATCAGATTGCCATATCTGAACTATTGAAAAAACTAGAGAATGAGTTTAGAAAAACTTTGGGTGCTAAATAGAAAACGAAATATATAATAAATCTTAGGTAAGTTCTATATTTAGAGGTGGCATAGTCGGGGCTTCTCCTTCTTTAATAATTAGGAAAGAAGGTTTGGTATATTTTAATAATTCGAGATATAGTCTGTAGAATGGAATGATATATTGCCCTATATCAGGTATGGTAACTTCGTTTTTTCTGTTTATGTATAAAGTATTAATGGCCCAAATGAACTGGCAATTATCTATTTTAGCAATAATATCTATCAAGTGTTCGTCTTCAAAAGTTATAATTGGAAGTGATAAAAAATATTCAGCCTTTGATTTTATGGAATCAGTATGTAAGTTGATAAATACCATTTCACTATAACCTCTAAAATCTATAATAGGTTCAGTTTTAGTTTCATATCTAAACCAAAAATCAGTCTGAATATCTCGTATTTCTGTGATTTGATTAAAGTCTGATTCGTTAATATCTGAGTAGTACTTTTCGCAAGAGTTTATAGAATATGATGTTGTGAAATAAGCAATTATTTCTTGCATGTTATTAACTATAAAGTTAAGAAGATTTTGATTGATTAATCTGGTAGCTTTTCGTTTCTTTTTTTCGGGTATTACAACTAATAGGTAGTAAAATAGGGTACTTGTAATAACCCCAAGACTTAAATCAATGACTAAACTATTTATTTTTTCTATCTTGTCACCAGAGTAATTGCAGTTAAAAGTTGGAAACCAGTTAAGTATTATTTGGAGTACAAAGAATATCGAGACGATATTTAATGCAGCTAAGATAATATGTAGTTTCTTCATGTTTAGATTTTAATTAAAAATGGGCGGATTATTGCTCCGCCCGGGCTGGTGCAGAAAGCGGGAACATAACTTCCCTCACTCTTTCCACAATGCAAATGTACAAATAAGTTTTAGGAAAACAATAACTTATACCCTATATCCCTCTGATTTTAATCTTTCTAGCTCGTCTGATATTATCTGCTCAAAATATTTTGCAGTAACATTAGGTATGACGAACCACACTGGGCGGGCTCTTGAGACTGGCATTCCTAAACAAACTTTCTTTCCGCTGATTTTGTCTGAATCGTCCCATTCCTTTCTGCTGACGTTCCATCTCATTCCATATACTTTGCTACCTTCCCATTCTAATTCTGCTATTGAAAAAGAATAAAGCCCTCCGTCAAATATGACTTTGACAATTTTCATGAATCTTTGGGGCGAAGTTACCTGATTTGGCTTAAAATAAATCATAATTTTTATAATTTTTAATTTTTGTATTGCAAAGATAATCAGAATATAATTGTTTTGCAATGTTGCGAATTAAGAAAGAAAGGGCGTCCGTTCCGGCCTTGCCCTTTCTTTCTTAAAGATTTGAAACGCTTAAAAACGCCAAAAATTATTTTTCTTTCTTTTTCCTTCTTAATTCACCTAATCGGATAGTACATTTGTCGTTGCTGTACGGCTTTTCCTCTAGGTGAAATTTAGACTTTAGATAGCCGTAACTTATTCCTAGCTGTTCAGCGGAGAAAGTGTCGTAGATGGCAGCTTGTGAGCCAAAATAGAAATGCTTCTCCGATTTTCCGTCCACCTCTATCGGTTCAGAGAGTTCTACGTGATATATTTTACTTGTCTGTTTCATCTTTACTTTTCTTTTTGTACTCCTCGAATATCTCGTTAAATAACTCGATATACTTAATGTTGTTGGAAAATGTAATACAATTCTCTTTGATATTTTGCTCAATATATATGCTGGGTTCTGTTGGATAGAGAAATTTTGATATAAATTTATCATCATCTCTGAACCAATTCAAATTTGATATATGATTCACACCAAATAGCTCTATCAATTGTTTGCTGCTAAGAATGAGCATATTCTCGCGTGCTTTTGCATTCATATGGTTGCTATCAGCAATTGTTTTAAGTGCTTCTTCCAAATCTAAAATGAATTTTCTTCGAATATCTTCATCGTTGAAGGCTTTTCTTATTTCTCTTTCTATGGCTCCAGATTTATCGTTTCCTTTTCTATAGTTTATTTCTCCGGCTCTATCAAGTGGGAGAGTAAACTCTGCACCTTTGTATTTTTTTTCATTCAGAATTTTATGAATGTGTACACCTGTCCCCCATTTAAATGCTCTACCTGTTCCACTATCATGGTTATCAATTCGGATAGTTTGATTTTTTAATATGCTTGTAAGTTTCTTCATGTTACAATGTTTTTCATTTCTGCAAATTTAGTTCAAATATAAAATCTCTGATAGAAATTTTCCAAATTTTATTAAGGTAGCCCGAAGACTACCGATTAAACATCCCCCCACAATTTAACTGCAAGATCATAATTCTTTTTAGCCTCGTTTACTGCTTTTTTTGCGTATGGCAAAGAGAAAGAGTGCTCACGTGGGTAATGGTTAATAATACTTTTCTGTATAAATTATAAATATGTGTGTTTGATAAACTCTTTTATTGGCTGCAAATATATATCATATATTTAATATATGAAATGTTAGTATTCGTTTTTTTTAATTATTTCATTGATTGATTTGTAATTATCTAAAATATCGACAGTTGCGGTTATGAAAAATAAATGGGTTTAATAAACGCACATTTGGAATAATTTATATCTTTACCGCAAATTAATCAATTTGGATATGAAAAAGAAACTTTTAGAAGCGTTAAAAAACAAATTTGTGGGTGTTGACGAGGCCATTCTGGAGAGAATTGCAACTAAAAAGACGGAAGGTGTGACGGATGAAAGTCAGATTACGGGAATTGTAGACGGCATCAACTTTCAAGACGTAGTTAAATCCTATGGGGACTACCGGGCTAATGAAGCAAATGTTTCCTCTATTAAAAACTATGAGGAAAAACACGGTTTAAAGGACGGGAAACCTATAACAGCAGGTGGTGAAGGTGCAGATGGTAACAAGGGAGTTAAGACGAGTTATACAACGGAAGAGTTGGATAGCTATTTTACTTCAAAGTTGGAAGCTGCAATTAAGCCTTATAAGGATGAGATTGAAACTCTTAAAAAAGATAAGAGCCAGACTGATCGACAAGCTACCATATCCAATGCGATGAAGAAACTGGGATTAACCGAGGATGAAATGCAGTTCGTTACAGTACCGGATGATAAGGAGCCAGAAGAATATCTGACTGGCTATAAGCAACATCTTATTACAAAAGGCTTGAAACCTGCAGAAGACAATGGGTCGCAAGCGTCTGATTCACAGGTGCAGGATGCTGTGGCTGCTGACTGGTTGAAATCTTTAGGTGTTCCAGAATAGAACGTTTAATGTTTAATTTACAAATGACATGAAATTTAGAAAAAAGCAAGTTGGTGGATTTCGTCCTATCTGTACTGGTTCTCCGGCTATCGGAGTAGTAGGTGGATTTAATCTGAACAAGGAGAAGGTCAACTATCCGGTTGGCGTTATTATTCCTTCTGCTTCTCTTGCCGAGTATGATGAAACATCGTCCCGGCAAGTTGTCGTGTTGAAAGCATCCCGTGTTGTAGCTATTGATGCAACTGATGCGAAGAAAGTCTCTTTGCAAAATGATGAATTCCTTTCTCCCATTTTCATGGTAGGGGATCATGTTGCAATGAACGATTCCGGAAACTTTGAGGATACTGTAAGTATCACGAAGATTATTAATGATCGTAACGGCTTTGTTGTCGTGTTTGATAAAGCTATTGCTGGCTTGAAGGTTGGTGATGCTTTGTTTGAAGTGATTGAAGGAATTGCAGAGGGTGAAGGTAAAGCTCCGGCTGTTTTCCCTATTGAGCATCCGCAAGGAATTACTGTGGGGGCTGAACCGATGGGAACTTATATCGGCCTTGACGAGGTATCTGTGGATGTTGCTATTAATTCTAAGGGAGAAATGTACTACAAAAGACGTATTCCCCCTATTCCGGAGAAGTTCATTCAAGGAATGTGCTTGAAAGACAACCCCAACATTCAATTCACTGATTCTTACTAAGAAAGGAGGCTATAAATGAAATCTATTTTTTCGACTTTTAAAATCAATGACGTAAAAACAGGGAAGCCTATTGACTTGATCGGCACAATGCAGATCATGTTTGATAAAGCAACTCTGGAAAATAAAACGCTTTGGGAACAGACCTACGTTGATCGTTGGTTCGATTTCCGTCCTCCTCAACTAGGTTTGACTGCCGAAGGTATAATGGGGAAATATAGTGTTCGTATCCGTGCTTCTATCATCGGAAACGATGCTGATACTCCATTACGCGCTGGTAGAGGGTTTGAACTGTGGAACGGTGAGATTCCCCGTGTAGGACACAAGTTCAAAACGGATGCGAAGACATTGCGTACCATGCTGATGGTTTACGAAAATAATCGTATTAATCCCGTTCAGAAGTTGAAGGAAATTCAGAAATGTTTGTTCGGTGATTACAAAGATGCTTATCTCGGTTGCAAGGATGTGGCGGATGAAATTATTCTGAAAGCACTCTCTGGTGGTGGTATGGCTATTTTCGACCCGGCTATCGATAATCCGGAAGGACGTAAGTATCTGGTTGATTATGGTATGCCAGAAGAAAACAAACAGATGGTTGATTCTGATAAGGAATGGACCGAGGAGAATATTGATAATGTGGCTATTGATGCAGTACGTATTCTGCAGAAGATTGTTTATGAGTATGCCAATAAAGGCGTTACTTTCGAAACATTGTTGATGGCTCCTGTTATCAAGTATTGGATGATGCGTAGTATCGGTTTACGTACTGGCTATCTTGGTAAAGATAAGAATACTCGTTCTCTGACAGAGGATGAATTCTCGGCTTATCTGAAATCCATGAAGATTCCTAATATCATCGAAATCAATAAACGGACTGCTTACCAGAAAGACGGTATTTCTACCAATATCAATCCGTGGGATGATAATGTAATTGTATTTATTCCTAAAACGGATGATGGTAAGCTTGGTGAAGTACAACCTGCTTTCGAGGACAATGCTATTATGCCAGACCCATCTGTTCAATACACAGATGCAGGAGATGGCATTCGTATTGCAAAATGGACTACAGGCGAATCTACAGGACAACAGGCTGCGGAGTATACACAAGGCTCTTGGCGTGCAGTTCCTATCATCTCATGTATTAACGCTATCGTTAATCTTAAAGTTAGAAACACGAGTGTTCCATATCCTGACGGAGAAGAAATTCCTGTTGGTTAAAAAAGTGTTGTATGAAACTTATAGCAATTAAAACATTTCGTGATAAAGAAACTGGTGGACTTTATCAACCTGGCACAGTAATTAGTCATTTCGACGAAGAGCGTGCAAAAGATGTGATTAAGCGTAAATTAGCGGTAGAGGTGAAGACTTCTAAAGTTGTAACTGACATTGATCTATCTAAAGGAGCTAAAGAGGTTATTTCTTTGGTAGTTTCATTCACCGATGTTGAGAAACTGAATGAGTATCTTGCATCAGAGAATGCGGCTGAAAAACCTCGCTCAACTGTCGTTGATGCTATTCAGGCAAGACTTGAAGAATTGAAGAAATGACAAATTCGGAGGTATTCATAGCTAAGTGTTTGCACTACAATCCTTCTCCGTTAACGGTGAAAGATTTGTTGGATGATGTGGGGTTGAAACCGGAAGACGATTGCACAGATAAGAGGAAAGTTGTGTCTGCCGTACTTTCCTACTTATCAGGAATGCGTACCTTGTCTTCTGAAAGTGAGGCTGATTGTTCCAACTCGTATGATATTGTCGGCTTGACAAAGCACATATCGATGCTTTGCAAACAGTTTAGTTTCGATACCTCCGAGTTTCTTTCTGGTGATGTGACAGAGATTGAGGACGGTTCTTGTATGTGGTGAGTGATATGTGGTATGAAGATAAAATAGAGTTGTATGTTCCAGGTGAAGGCTCCCATGATGAGAACTTTAATCCCGTGCGGATTCCGGAATCATGGTTTCCCCTTGGAGACTGTAAGATTCACGGGAATTCGTCTGCAAAGACTGTTCCGGCTGCCGATGGAAAAGACTTCGTCTATAGCTATCAGATTACAATGTATGTTCCTGCGATTATCCCGGTGCTGAATGACAAAGTGCGCATAACTAAAGCTGACGGTTCTATTTCCCAAAAGGTAATGACGGTTGCCGGTTGTGGCACTACGAAAAGAAAGTTGAGCATATTTTTATGAGTTGGAAACGAACAGGAGATTGGGATAAGGTTCCGTCTATATTAGAGGAAGCGGTTAAACGTGTTGAGCGGGCGGTGCTTTTCAATCTCTATGTAATTGGTGAAGGTTCAGTAAATCATGCTCGTGAACATGGCACTTATAAAGACCGTACAAGCAATTTGCGCAACTCAATAGGTTATGTGATTGCTTATGATGGTGAAATCATAGAATACGGCTTTAAAAAGAGTGCAGAGATAACAGACAAAAAGGCTTTTCTTGCTGACTATAAGATTCAAGAGATGATCGGTGATTCGGGGTTTGATTTGATAATTGTAGCAGGTATGAATTATGCCAGACCTGTAGAGAACCGGGGATATGATGTACTATCATCTACTGAAAAGTATTTGAAACGGGAGGTGCAGACTAAAATTAGGAGGATTCTTTCTAAAGCAGGATTTAATCAATGACAGGACAACAGGCTATAACTGAAATTTGTAAGATGCTCACTACTGGAAATGTTGGCGTTCAGATATTCAAGAATAGGAGGAAGAATAATTTTTCCGGCTCTGAATATATTGTAGTCAATCATCTTCCGTTTCCGCAAGAAAGCGGACTGCAGGAAGGCTATGCTAATATCAACATCCATGTGAAAGATATCGATACAGGAGAGCCGGATAGTGGAAGAATAGATCAGATTTCAGCACTTGTTTTACCCCTGTTCAAAGAAACGAAGGATGCCGAGGAGAATGCTTTCACTATCCGTTTGGGTGCTGAATTCTCTCTCTATGATGATTCGTTCTTTCCGGATGAGGACGGAACGAGTTACCAGAATTTTAAAATTAAAGTATTGTATTATAATTAAAATGGTTAGTTATGTCAAAAACTGCGGTATATGGTATTGAATACCTGAAATTAGCTCCGGCTCTTGAATCCGGAGAAACAGCCGGAACTTATCCGGATTTTGAGAAGGAAGCTGTTAAGTTTCTTGTTACGGCAATTGTGAAAGATTCTATGTCTTTCAACGACCAAGCCCCCGGTGATACGGATATTGAGGTCGAGGATATGAATACTCTCTATGCCTCTCTTCCTTCGGATGTCGGTAGCGAGGGCTTCACAGTCCAAACTTACGACATGGGTGAGGAAGCCTACAAATATCTAATGGGATATACAAAGAAAGAAGAGTGGAATGAAGAAACGCCTGGTTTCTCTCTCGCTAATCAGGGCGTGGAGTTGAAAACGAAAGATTTTCAAGACTTCCCTTCTCGTATCTTCCAATGGGCTCGTATGAAGGTGAAAGTTACCAAAACAGGAAGCATCGGTAAATCGGGGTTCCCTAACTTCAATCTTGAATTCAAGAAACTTGCCAACCTTAATAAAGAAGGCAAGGAGGTAAGCGGTGCAAGAAATAAAATCTATACGGCACCAGTCGTTCCGGAAGGATAAAAGGGAGCGGAATAGTTCAGTTGGTAAAACGTTAGGTTGCGGGTTACTGCCTAAATGTCGCCGGTTCGAATCCGGCTTCCGCTGCATAGTTTTTAGGTGAAAAGATGATTGTTGAGATGTGAGTAGGGATAACAAGCATTGTGCATCATCGAAAAGGTTGTTGTAAATGTCCCGGTCATTACGGGCCGGGACTTTTTAATTTGAGGTAAAGATGGAAAAAGACAATGTACAAAAGCAAGTGGCCGACACTATTGCAGAACGCCCAATTTTTCTTTGGTTTGGTATGATTCCTTTCATGGTTAGACCATTGACGTTTACACAGTTGTTTGATATTGGTTCTATTTCGAAGGATATGAAGGAAGTAGACCAATCGAAACTAAATGGTCGGACAAGCGTGTCAGCCACTCTTGTATATTATGAAGAAGCGGATAGAATGTCTGATATTGCAGTAATGACGATCTTTCGTGCTACTTGGAAGAGAAAACTATTTGGTAAATTCATCAAGAAAAGATTAACGGTTCGCAAATACAAAAAATTGCAGGACTATATGGCACAGACTATGGATGCCACTTTTTTTTTAAGCACTATCATTTTCCTAAAAGGTCTAAACGAGACAACGAAACCGACGAATACACCAGAAGCGACAGCCCTTGGTCAACAATTAGCGGAGTGATGAAATACTACCGTATGAGTTATGAAGAGGTTGTCAACGAAAGGTCATATTCCAATATCATGTTACTCAATGCGGCTATTCCAGGTACTAAGCCAAAGGAAGAAAGAGAAGAAAAGGCAAAGGAACTTCATGCTAACGAATATTTTGCTCAATTTATGTAAAGATGGAGACACAGGGAACAATAGGTATTAAGGCTACTCTGGATATTTCTGAAATGCAGAGAAACGTTCAGAAATACGTTCAGAATATTGATATGATGCAGGACCATACAGATACAGCTAGCCAGTCTGTTGCCAGGTCTTTCTCGCAGATGAAGGCTGCCGGTATGGCTTTCTTATCTATTGATATGGCGAAGCGTCTCGCTTCTGAAATGGTTTCAGTATATGGGACATTCCAACAGCTTGAAATCAAATTTACCTCGATGCTCCAGTCGGGGGAAAAGGCTCAAAAGTTGATGAGTGAGCTCGTTAACTTTGCTGCTACTACTCCTTTTGATTTGAAAGGTGTTTCTCAATCTGCTACACAGCTTGTCGCATACGGGACGGCTTCCGAAGATGTTATAAACAAACTTACTCGTTTAGGGAATATTGCGGCCGGATTAAGTCAGCCTATTGGTGACCTTGTGTATCTTTATGGTACAAGCATGACCCAAGGCAAACTAATGACGCAGGATTTGAATCAGTTTGCCGGACGTGGTGTGCCTATTTTCTCCGAACTAGCAAAGGTTATGGGAGTGAATAAGGATGAAATCAAGGATTTGGCGGCAGAAGGTAAGATTGGTTTCGACAAGTTAGAGCAGGTTGTTGATAACCTGACTAATAAAGGGGGAATGTTCTTCAACCTCATGCAGGAACAATCTAAATCCGTATCCGGTAAAATTTCTAATATTGGTGATAATCTTGATATGATGTTCAATGAGATTGGACAGGAAAGTGATGGGGTTATTAATGCGGCTTTGGATGGAACTGCTTATCTGATTGAGCACTACCGGGAAGTTGGTGCCGCTCTTGCTGCCCTTGTTGCTTTGTATGGGGTCCAGAAAGCTGCTATTATTGGAGTTGCAGCGGTTCAGAACACGGTTACTGGTATTAAGTATACTGCCGAGATAGCGGAACTTTCAAAATTAATTCCTGCGAAAGAGAAGTTCGCAAATGCAGATTTGGAACAGGCCGTAGCAAGTGGAAGATTAACACAGGCAAAAGCAGAATTGATTGCATCTATGCGTGTGGAAGCTGCCGCAAATGTGGAATCTTTGCGTTTAAAAGCATTACAAGCTAAAGCACAATACGAAGAGGCTGTCAATACAGCGGGGCTTGCTGCTGCCAATCTTGAAGCAGCTGAACTAGAAGTAGCAGCGGCTAACATGAAATATAATTCTGCATTAAGAACTGGTAATGCTAGAAGTATAGAAAATGCAGAGACACAACTTGCAATAGCGGAGAGCAATAGATATTCTGCATCAAAACAACTTGAAGCGGCAAGAACAAATGTAACGACAGCCTACACAAACTCTTCGACTGCAAGCAAAGTGGCAGAAACTGCAGCTACTCAACTTAATACAGTGTCTCAAAATGTTAATACGAGATCAACAAATTTTTTGGCTGTCGCTAAGACGAGATTAGCTGCGGCATCAAAAGCGTTAGGTTTGTCAATGCTTACAAATCCTTATGTATTGGCTGCGGCTGCTATAGTTGGGTTATCTTATGGAATCTATAAACTTATTACTTATCAGACGGATGCGGAGAAGGCACAGGTGAAATTGAATAAGCGTATACAGGAATTCAATTCAGAAACGAATGCTGAACAAGCAGAAATAGATCGGTTATTCGGCAAACTAGATAAGGCTAAGAAAGGTACAGAAGATTACGATGATGCAAAGAAATCTATTTTAGATAAGTATGGTGAATACTTGAAGGGTTTAGGTGATGAAAAAAACGCTTTAGATGATGTTGCGAGAGCATATGGGGCTGTTAGTGCGGCCGCTAAACAGGCGGCACTTGATAGAGCTATTGCGGATTCTCATTCTACAGCTCAAAAAGATTGGGCGGATAAACAGGGTGAACTTACTGGAGATTTGGAAAAAGCTATTCGAGATTCGGATAAGTTCAGAAACAAGAAAGGCTCTGAAAGGGAGATTGCTGCAATTATGCAGATGATAAAGAATGATTTGAAATCAGGTGGTGGGTTATCTTCTGAAACTCAAAAAATAGTAGATACATTAACTAAAGAGTTTACAACCTCTACTACTATTGCTCCGGGCATATCAACAGAGGAAACAAGAGTAGGAAATGATGTTCAGATTTATATTGATCGCATGATTGCGAATAACAAACTGCTTGAGAATACTTATAAAGATATTCATGATAAATTAGGTTATGATACTAATGAATATATCAATCTGACAGCCGAACAGATTGCAAAAGATATAGCTATGTATGAGGCTGCTCTTGAACGCTTCAACAAATCAGGAAAGAAACAAGTTGTTATCAAACATGATGGCTCCGTCAGTAATCTTATGGGGGAAGGGGAGATGCTGAATAATATTCGTTTGTTGAAAGAAGCGCAAAAGAATCCCAAAGATGAAATCAAAGAGCCAAATGTCACGAAAGAGATTGGTGAAGCTACAAAGAAAGTTGCGGACCTCAAGCAGGAAATAGAAGATTTGCGGAGTGGTAAGGGGAAAGCTGATGTAGGGAAAACTATAAAATCAACTATTGAAGATAAAGCTAAAGAATTGAAAGAAGCTGAATCCGCCTTGGCTACTCTAACCGGTGATGATAAGCAAACTGTTAACTCTAAAAAGAAGAAACAAGAAGAGGTTAATAAGTTAACAGTAGAGCAAGCCGAGCTCCAGCGGAAGATTGATGAGCAGAATCAACAGGATATAGAGAAAGCTGTACAGGCTGAACTTGAACTCTCTCAAGCTAAGATTGATGCCATGGACGAAGGTTTCAAGAAACAGCAGGAACAAATTCAACTTAATTATCGGAAAGCCAAAGCAGACAACGATCGTCGTACTGCTGAATATGTAAAGGACCAACAGGACACGGAGCGTAAAGAGTGGGAGAAAGAACATCCGAAGTATAAAGAGGAAGGACTTGTTTTCGTTCCCAAAACAAAAACTAAAGAGGACCTTTCACAGAAGAAACAGGATACGCTAAATGAATATGATAAGGTTGCTGTTGAGACAAGGGAAAAGGCGGAAGCAACTTTATCCAAAGCTCTTTTGGAGCAGTACCAGAATTACACCGATGAAAGGCTTGCAATCGAGAAGAAGTTCAATGATGATATTGAAGCTCTTCGTATTCAAAGGGAGAAGTTTCAGAAGGAAGGCAAAACAGAGAAAGTTCAGCAGACAGACCGTTCAATAGCACAGGTTACAAAAATGAAGGGTGAATCCCTCATGGGGTTTGATTATGAACAGTTGAAAAAATCTCCGGACTATATACGTGCCTTTGAGAATTTAAAGGAAACGTCTACTGAAACATTGAATTCCCTTCTTACTCAATTTGAAAATGCAAAAAGTGCGGCAGCGCAAGTTTTGTCCCCCGATCAACTTCGCGAATATACGAGTACAATTCAATCCATCATGGACGAATTGGATTCCCGTAATCCGTTTCAGTCATTATCTGATAAGAAGAAAGAACTAGCAGAAGCGGAGGAAGAGCTAGCTAATGCACAAATTGAGTTAGAAAATGCCAAGGTAAAGGCCGAAGCAGTCAAAGGTGGTTCTAAGATTGAAAATGGGATTTCTTCATCCAAGTATAATCCTGCAACCGGTAAGATTGAATCTACAAAAGCTTATTTGTCCGAAGCGCAGGCACTTGATCTAGTAAAGAAGAAAACCGAAAAGTATAATGCGGCAAAAGATAAGGTTGTAAAAAAGGACAATCAGGTAAAGAAGGCGGAAAAAGAAGTTAGAACACAGATTTCGGAGTTAGCGGATACCATAGACGAACTGGGTAAATCGATTGGCGGTCCGGCTGGTGAGATTATTTCCCTTATTGGTAGTATTGGCTCATTTACAATGACTGCAATGGCGGGGGTTGAAGCTGCTGCCGATACCTCTGCTAATGCAATAAGTACTGTTGAAAAGGCATCTGTTATTCTAGCTATCATTGGTGCAGCCGTTCAGATAGCTATGAAAATCTTCGATATGTTCGGTAAGGACGATACGACCGAGAAATACGAGAAAGCGAAAGAAGCGTATGAATCCTATATCAATATCCTTGATCGAGTAATTGAGAAGCAACTAGAGCTAGCGGAAACTCTTACGGGAGACACGGCAAACGCTGTATATGAAGCAGCTATCGCCAATATAAAATTGCAAAGCGAGAATGCAAAAGTATTAGGTCGGCAGTATCTAAATTCAGGTGCTTCTGGAAAGTCTCACTCGAAAGGATATAGTGAGGTTGAAGATATGTCCGGTGAAGGCTGGAAACAAGCTGCAGAGGCATTAGGCATGTCCGTAAAGGAATTTAAAAATAAAATGGGTGGTCGTATGACCGGTCTATTTGATTTGACTGATGAACAACTTTTAAAATTGCAATCGGATGCCGGTATCTTCTGGTCCCAACTTGATTCGGACACGCAGAAATTTGCCGATCAAATTGCAAATGGTGTAGGGAAGGTCGCAGAGGTATTGGAACAACAAATAGCTGATACAACTCTTATTGATTACGATTCTCTTCGTTCAGACTTTCAGGACTTAATTTCTGATATGGATGCCGATTCGGCAGACTTTGCCGACAACTTCGAGGATTATATGCGAAATGCTATTCTCAATTCCATGCTTAAAGAAGAATATATGGACAGATTAATAGCGTGGAGGGAGAAGCTATATAATGCAATGGACGATGGGGTAACCGAAGATGAATATAACGATCTGAAAAAGGAAGGACAGAAGATTTCCGATGAGATGAAAGCAAAGCGTGATGCCATGGCAGAGATGTATGGGTGGACTACTGATGAGGATTCGGAACGCGAAGCATCAAAAAAAGGGTTTGCTTCCATGTCACAAGATTCTGCAGACGAATTGAATGGTAGATTCACAATGGCTAATGTTTTGATAGCAGACATAAAAACAGAGCTACAGTCTCATACTCTCATTTTCCAAGGTATCACTTCTGGTATTGGAGATATTAAAACCATATCTGCATCCATAAATGAAAACGTGAAAATTATCAAGGATAATATGAATACCATTGTTGGACACCTTTCGAATATTGATACTAATACAGCTAGATTGGAAGGTATAGAGAAGGATATGAAGTCGATGAAAGCAGGTATTGAAAAGATAAATGATAAAGGGATAAAGCTCGTAAGATGAAAGGAATTTGCTTTATAGATGGAGAGAATACATATACCACTCTCGGTATATTTATTATAAAAGGAAGCTATGATAATCTTATGGCATTTCCTCCTGCTAAAGAATCGGATGATAAAAATGATTGGCCGGAAGAAGATGGTATTGAAATAGATCTTTCTAGCTTGACGTTAAACACCTATGAATTGAGTATTGATTTTGCCTGTAAAGACGATCTGGGATTTAGTGGATTAGTTGCTGTTTTATCAGATATGGGATATCATGATTTTTATTTTCCTATTCTTGATAGAACCTATCGTTTACGTCTTTCCTCACAGAACAGTTATGCAATCTATCCGGGATTTCAGGTCGTGAAGATAACTTTCGCCAACGACTTCCCCCGCGAAGCAAATTATGAATACCAGGAACCTGTTTGTTCCATTCCTCTACCAAGGGGGTACGAAATAGATGATCGGGATTTATCGGAATATGGTGTAGTCATTTTGAAAGGTAGTAATGCTGAAATACTGAAAGCTCCGACGGTAAAGAAAAACCTATTGCAGAACTTCAAAAGGCAAGATGGTGCAATCTACGACGGTGAATATGTGAAGTTTCAGGCAAAGGAAGTTTCTTTAAAGTGCCTGATGCGGGCAACGGATATTCGAACTTTTTGGCAGAACTATGATGCCTTACTCTATGATCTAACTAAACTGACTACGAAGACCGATAATGAAGGTTACGAATATTCCGATGCGGAGAGGGTATTATACTGTGATGGATGGAGTGAAAGTTATCCTTGCTACTATAAAGATTGCCAGACAAACAATTTTATGTTAAGAGGTGGTGTCTGGTGGGAATTTACTTTGAATCTCGTGTTTACTTGCTTCCGGATCAGAGAAACGGAGTTTTTGCTTTCATCCGAAGCGGGCGAGTTCATTATAACAGAGGATGGAGAATTTTATATTGACTTAAATTGATTGCCATGCCATTAAAAAAGAAAAGAATATCAGAATTGAATGAAGCCAGCGACATGAAAGGCTTCTACACCATCGGTTACAGGATAGTAAACGGTGTCAAAACGAGCTTGAAATTCGGGCTAGAGAAGATTCAGACGGCATTAGATAATATGCTCAAGGCTACGAGTGATGCACAAACAGCAACTACCGATATGAGGCAGTTAGAAGCCACAGTTGAAGATAACGAATCGACTCGTGAAACTGCTGAATCCCGTCGCAATGCTTCCGAACAATCGCGACAAACGGCCGAGACTAGCCGTTCCCGTGAAGAGCAGGCCCGGGAAGCCGCTGAATCAGTTCGTATCACTAATGAAAATGCACGTAAAACCGCTGAAAGTGGACGCTCTACTGCTGAAACTGTACGGGATAATGCAGAAAAGAAACGTGTAACTGACGAAGGTACACGAGAATCTAACGAGCAAGCTAGAAAGAATGCTGAAACAACGAGAGGTAATGCAGAATCCGAACGTGTGATCGCAGAAACGGCTCGCAAGTCTGCCGAAAGTACGCGATCATCCGAAGAAGATAAGAGAAAGTCTGCCGAAACCGCACGTGCCACGGCTGAAACTGGACGTTCCTCTGCTGAAACGAAAAGAGTCCAGAATGAAGATGCACGCAAATCTACCGAAGAAGCACGTGTTATAGCGGAAGGCAAGCGGGTAACTGCTGAAACTGGGCGTGTTGATACAGAAGCTAAACGTGTCTCGGATGAACAAACACGTGTAACTAATGAAGATGCACGTAAGACTGCCGAAACAGGCCGTTCCTCTGCTGAATCTGAACGTGTAAAGGAAGAAGATAAACGAAAAACGGCTGAAATGGCACGTTCTACTGCCGAATCAGGTCGCATAACAGCAGAAGATAAGCGGAAAGTAGATGAAGCGACAAGGGAAACGAATGAAACCTCACGTGTGGCTGCCGAATCTAACCGTGTTACCGTCGAATCCGAACGAGTATCTGCCGAAACTGCCCGCAAGTCAGCGGAGGCAGACCGGGTATCAGAGGAAAACAAGAGAAAGGCAGCTGAAACTTCTCGGGTTACTGCTGAAACTTCCCGTTCGTCAGAAGAAGACAAGAGAAAGCAGAATGAAGATGCGCGTAAAACTGCGGAAGGTACTCGCGGATCAAATGAGGCTAAGCGTGTAAACGCTGAAACGGAACGTGTCGAAGCAGAGTCTCAACGTAAGTCAGAGTATGCCGGTATTGTGCAGGAAATGACACAGGCAACAGAAGAAGCCACGGCAGAGCTTGAAGCCGTTAAGAAAGCTACTAACGATGCAAATGCCGCTAAAAATGCGTCTGATGAGCAGACAGCCCTCGCTAAGAAAGCCACGGATGCGGCTAATACTGCGGCTGGTAGTGTTAATGAAGCCAAAGAAGGAGCTAAGATTGCAGCGGCAGGCGCCAATGCCGCTAAAGCTGAATCGGAAGCTCAAACTGCCTTGGCAAAGAAAGCGACAGATGATGCAAATACGGCCAAGGATGCATCTGTTATACAAACAGGGTTAGCAAAGAAAGCCACGGACGATGCGAACGCTGCTGCATTGGCGGCTAACAATGCGGTTTCGGGAGTTGACGCAAAAGTGAAAGCTGCAGTCGATGCGCTTGTTGCCGGTGCTCCGGATGCTCTCGATACACTTATTGAATTGGCGAATGCCCTTAACAATGATCCTAACTTTGCCACGACGATGGCAACAGAGCTAGGAAAGAAACTTAATATTTCTGATATTGTTAATAATCTGACAAGTGGTGGAACTGCCAAGGTCCTTTCCGCAGAACAGGGAAAAGCGTTGAAAGCTGCTTTGGATGCCCACAACCATACCGGAGTTTATGAACCTGTTATCTCAAAGAATACAGCTTTCAACAAGAACTTTGGTACCACTGCCGGAACAGTATGCCAGGGAAATGATTCACGGTTGAGTGATGTCCGCACTCCCAAGGCTCATACGCATAAGAAAGCGGATATCAGTGACTTTCCTACCTCAATGCCTGCAAGCGATGTACCAGCATGGGCGAAGGCTGCTAGTAAACCTAGTTACACAGCGAGCGAAGTAGGTGCATCTCCATCTAATCACAATCATGCTGGTACATACGAACCTGCATTCACTAAAAACTCTGCTTTTAATAAGAATTTTGGTAGTGCCGACGGGACTGTTTGTGTGGGAAATGATGCACGTCTAAGTGATGCCCGTACACCGAAAGCGCATACACATAAGGTTTCAGATATTAGCGATTTCCCTTCTTCTATGCCGGCAAGTGATGTTTCATCGTGGGCGAAGCAGCCGAATAAACCTTCATATACAGCTTCCGAGGTTGGTGCTTCTCCGTCTAATCATACTCATGCCGGAGTGTATCAGCCAGCAGGTAGTTATGCAGCGAGTTCGCATACACATGGAGCAACGGATATTACTCCGGATAGTACTCACCGCTTTGTTACCGATACAGAAAAAGAGACCTGGAACAGTAAGGCTGCGGGAAACCATAATCATGATTCTACGTATCAACCAAAAGGGAATTATGCAGCTTTATCACATAAGCATTCGGCATCTGACATCACGGATGATATTACACATAGATTTGTAACGGATTCTGAAAAGGCTAATTGGGATAGTAAAGCTGCAGGAAATCACAACCACGATTCAGTATACCAACCTAAGGGTAGTTATGCTGCAAGTTCTCATAAACATACAGCGACGGACGTTGAAGAAGATTCGACTCATCGTTTTATGACGGATGCAGAACGTACAAAACTTAGTGGAATAGCCTCCGGAGCTAATAATTACTCTCATCCGGCTTCTCATTCAGCATCAATGATTGAAGAAAGTACTACAAGAAAATTTATGACTGACGCAGAGAGAACTTAGGTATAAAAACAGGCTTTGAATGGGGGGGGAAGGCTATTTAAACTTTATTTGGTTACTGACTTATATTGTTCTTATTCTTTATTTTCTATTTTTTATCTTTGTATATGTGTTTAATAAACGCTTATTTATTATCTTTGAGCCGAACATATTTCATTGATTGATAGCTTATAATAGATATGATTACTTTATATAATGGTTCAGAAGAAATAAAGCTCGAAGTAAAAGATGAAAGCTACTCTTATGAAGCTATCATGGGAGAAGATACACTCACTTTGTATTTTTCTCATCCTGGATACTTGGAAATACCGGTTGGCTCTTGGTGTGACTTCTACGGAAAGCGTTATTCTTTGAAGAAGGATAGCAATTTCAAGAAAAACGGTGAACGTAACTTCGAATATACACTGATTCTTGAAACTGGCAAGGCTGATACGATGTTGTGGAAAGTACGCCATACCGTTGACAGAAGTATTAAATTCTCATATACAGCTAAGGCACACGAACATCTACGTCTACTTGTTGAGAACCTGAACCGTCGGAGTACCGGGTGGAAAGTCGGTGATTGTATCGAGGGAACGGAGAAAGTAATCAACTACAATCACACCTATATACTTGACGCTTTAAACCAGCTAGCGGATACGTATGAAACGGAATGGCAGATTACCGAAGAAAACAATATAAAAACTGTTCATCTGCGTAAAGTTGAGTATAACAAGGAGAGCCCTTTGAAACTATCGTATGGTAAAGGTCACGGATTTAAAGTCGGTGTTAGTCGGGAGTCCGGAGATATACCACCCGAAATAATTTTGGTAGAAACTTCTGATCGCAACATTGATTACTCAACATACGGAGCTAAGAATCTGTTACTCCCAAAATCAAAGACCCTTATTTACGAAGGACGGACGTATAAAACTGATGCGGACGGGACTTGTGTCATGCGTGCTGACAAAGAACTTACTACCGCCAAGGAAGATAGCTTGGATTGCACGGCTATTTATCCTTCCCGTGTCGGTACCGTCAGTTCTGTAATTGAAGTCAACAAAGAGAATAACTTCTTTGACTTTGTAGACAAAGACATCCCCGAAGAGTTGAATTTCGAAGATTGTCTCATCGCTGGTGAAAGTATGACTGTCATTTTCCAAACAGGTACGCTTACCGGCAAAGAGTTCGAAGTAAAGTACATTCATGAAGCGAAAGACAAGAAAGAGGCACGTCGATTTGAAATTGTTCCACAAGAAATTGACGGTATAACCATGCCGGAGCCGAAAGTCTGGCGTCCGAAAGTGGGTGATACATATGCGGTGTTCGGTATCCAATTGCCGAAAGCCTATATCTGTGACAATTCTACACAGACTGGTGCGAGCTGGGAAGCTTTCAAGGAAGCAGCCAAATACCTGTACGAGCATGAAGATAAGAAGTTCACATTTACCGGCACGCTCGATGGAATTTGGGCTAAAAAACGCTGGTTGCAGATTGGTGGTAAAATAGTACTCGGAGGGTATGTTGATTTCTATGACACACAATTTCATCCAGAAGGTTCCCTTATCCGGATGATCGGAATTAAACGTTTTGTGAATAATCCGTATTCACCCGAAATAGAGTTGTCAAACGAACCGGTCGGTACGTCTGTTTCAAGTGATTTGAATAAGATTGAGACAAACAAAGTGGAGGTGGATGCCAAGCATAAGGACGCCCTGCAGTTTACTAAACGTCGGTTCCGTGACGCAAAGGAAACGATGTCTATGCTTGAAGATGCACTGTTGAACTTCTCCGGCTCTGTCAATCCGATAACCGTTTCAACCATGCAACTGCTTGTAGGTGATGAAAGCCTGCAATTCCGTTTTGTTAATTCAAAAACCAATCCGGCACAGGAATCTCACAATATCACCTATAATGCCAATACTAAGATACTGAACGCTCCGGCAGGAATCCTTCAGCATTTAACACTCGGTATCAGTTCTCTTTCTTCCTCTCATAAGGCAGACGAATATAAGTACTGGGATATGGCTGAATACAATTCTCCGACACTCATTGACCCGGAAAAGAAATATTATCTATATGCTAAAGTTGGCAAGGAGAATCAAGCCGGAACATTCCTCTTGAGTGAAACAGCTATTAAAATGGAACAGATAGCTGGATATTATCATTTGCTCACTGGAGTGCTTAACAGCGAGTATGAAGGTAGTAGAAGTTTTGTTTCCCTTTATGGCTTTACAGAAGTTTTGCCTGGACGAATAGCTACTGACATGGTAGTGTCTTCCGATGGCTTGAACTTCATTGATTTTGTCAACAATTCGTTTAGAGTTGGTAATAATGAACAATTTATAGATTTCAACTCAAAGGGAGATGGCAAATTGCGACTAAAAGGATCCATTATTCAGAGTGGAAGTGGAGAAGAAAGTTATATCGGTTGTTTTAGAGGTGTGTATAATAATTTATATACATATTATGAAGGAGATGAGGTTACTTATGATGATGGGAACGGTGCTTCTTCTTACAAATTTATTAGCAAAACTCCTTCAAAGGATATTGTACCTACTAATAAATCCTATTGGATTATTATTGCTTCTCATGGTAATAAAGGTGATAAGGGGGATGACGGAACAAACGGAGATCATATAGAATATGTTTATATGACAAAAGCTACGCAGCCCACAACTCCGTCCGGCAGTGATATTCCCCCATACGGATGGAGTTCAGTACCTACATCTCCCAATAATACAATGCATGTTTGGATGTCACAGGTTAAGGTAAGTGGCGCAGGTGTTGTAGGAGAATGGAGCACTCCAATACGTATTAGCGGAATTAATGGAAAAGATGGAGCAGATGGTACAGATGTTGAATTTATCTATAAACAAACCACTATATCCACACCTCCGACCAAACCTGAAACATCCCAAGAAGTGGACTATGTACCTTTGGGGTGGTCGGATAATCCTCAAGGAGTTAATTCTACCTATTTATATGAATGGATCTGCGTACGATATAAAATTGCTGGCGTATGGGGAGAATTTTCATCTCCTGTTGTTTGGTCTAAATGGGGAGAGAAAGGTATGGATGGAGATGGGTATGAATATATTTACAAGAGAACTACTGCGTCTACATCTCCCTCTCGTCCTACTGAAATATCACAAACCGATGATTTTATACCTGATGGGTGGGCGGATGATCCTAGAGGTGTTACATCAACATATATTTACGAATGGGTATGTGTTAGAAAGAAAACAAATGGCGTATGGGGAGGATTCTCTTCCCCAGCTGTATGGGCAAAGTTCGGTCAAGATGGAAATGACGGTTCGGATGGTGCGTATTTTGAATATCGGTATGCTAAGAATGGTTCAAATACAACGCCGCCGGAATTACTAAATACATCCGATATTCCGAATGGCTGGGATACTGTCATTCCTGCATTAAGCACCCTTGAATACTTATGGTGTACTATTGCAAAGAAATCGGCAAATGGGACATTGCTACAAAAATGGAGTGTACCATTAAGAGTAAATGGAGTAGATGGAGGTAAAGGCGATAAAGGAGAACCAGGGGATAAAGGGGAAAGTCCTGCAACTGTTTTTAGAGGAGTTTATAGCGATTCAAATACATATTACGGCACTAAATACAGACTTGATGTAGTTAAGTACAATGATGTATATTATGTTACTCGGATAGATGCCGGGGTATTCTTTGGGAAAACTCCTACAGATACGAGTAAATGGAATACCTTCGGTGCACAGTTTGATAGTGTAGCTACACAGTTGTTGTTAGCAGAATATGCTAATTTAGGTGGATTAATTTTCAAAAACGAAAAACTAATATCACAAACTGGATATATAGGCGATGCCCCTTCAGATGAGTTTGAGAATGATAATTTTGCTCCTAATATAGAAATAGACGGTAAGAATGGAGGGATTTATTTGAATGGTTTTTTTGCCAGCAGGTTTTCGACTTCTTATGAAACAACGAAAGATAAATATCCGAAAACGATGAACTTCATAGTAAAAGATAACACAAGCTTAGATTTTGTTTTACCTAACTCCGAAATGTATATAGGCTCAATTTTAACGGTATATCTTGATAAAAACATCACCATAGGTGGCGGTGTGCGAATAGGTAGTGCTAGTGACTACGGTATTGTATCATATAAAGGAAATGGTATTTCATTATTTGTGAAAAACAAGGGTACTATTGTAAGATTAATGGCTACCAGATTTGAATCAAACAGGCTACAATGGGAACTTATTAATTTTGACTCTAAACACTTTTCTTTTGTCGATGTAGCAGGAGGAGGCGTAATGTTAGACAGGTCAGTGGTTTCTTCAGAAAGAAGTTTTTCCGATTTACCAAGCCTATTTAATTATTGGAATACAATATAGTTATGAATTGGATAAATAAAATTAGGCATTGAAACGAAGTATTAATTTAAAATTATAAATGGTTATGGATTATTTCAAAAACTTACTTATTGGATTGATTACCGGTATAGCTGCTTATCTCAATCCTATCTCTGGGGAGATCAAAAGTCTTATTGCTGTATTTGCCCTCAATTTCATTTGTGGACTGCTTACTGCACTCCTTATCAATCATGAGAGTTTTTCTTTTAAAAAAGCTTGGAGGTGTATCGTAGAAGCAACCATTTTCTTTGCCTTGGTTAGTTGTATCTATTTTATAGGTGAGCATAAAGGAAATCCGGAAGGTGCTCTGCAATGTGTCTCATTTATTACGTACAGCGTATTTTATTTCTATGGAGTAAATATTCTTCGAAACATAAAAGAGATTTTACCTAACTCTAGTAATGGTTACAAGGTAGTAGCTTTCCTGCATTACGTACTAAGTGTCGAGTTTATAAAGAACATACCATATTTAACGAACTATCTGCAAAAAGGAGGTGCTAAATGATTGAAGTCATGGAGTTCATTTTTCAAGATTTTTGGCATTGGTTAGGAACAGTGATTATGATAGCTGTCATTTGCCATGTCAAATTGATTAAAGTTGGTCCATTAACTAAAAAGGAGGAAAAGAAATGAAAACTATTGATGCAATTATCATCCATTGTTCTGCCACACGTGCCGGGCAGGATTTACGCGCAAAGGACATTGACCGGATGCACAAGCAAAGAGGCTTTAGCCAGATCGGTTATAACTTTGTCATTGACCTGGATGGAATGATTGAAGAAGGTAGACCGCTCACAGTTGATGGAGCACATTGTAACACCAAAGGTTTCTCGGAATCTTCGTATAACAGACATTCTATCGGTATTTGCTACATAGGTGGCTTAGATGCAGCCGAAAAACCTGCCGATACTCGTACTTCGGCTCAAAAGGCAGCATTACGTGAACTGGTAGCGAAGCTTTGTAAAGAATATCCTATAATCGAAGTGCTCGGACATCGAGATACTTCGCCTGATCTGGATGGCAGTGGGGAGGTTGAACCGGTAGAGTACATCAAGGCATGCCCCTGTTTCGATGTACGAAGTGAATTCTCCAACTTCTTGCGCAATACAGTTATCCGGCCATGAATCGATTAATCTACATTATCATATTGTTGACGTTAGCAATATGTTTCACATCCTGCGGCAGTCATCGTTCGAACATGAAGCAGGATATTTCCACCGATGTAGCAGTTGAAACCCATCGAACGGATTCTGCGTCGTCTGATAAGAACGTACAGGTAACGGAATCTGGTAAAGTGACAGAGGCGGTTGAATCGTATGAGGTAAATTACGATACGGACAAACCTATTGACCCTGCTACCTGTAAACCTCCTATAAAGTCGGAGAAGTGGACCGGGGCTAATAAGAAGTCAGAGTATAACCGACAGGAGAATATTGCAAATAAAGAAAATTCGATTTCCGATGAATCGACGTTTGCCCGGCAAAAGGAAAACGTTCATTTGGAAGCTAGTAAACAAAAAGATGAATCAACTATATTAAAACAGATCGGATGGGCCGGAGTGGGAGCTGCTCTGCTTATTATATCTTGTATTATTGCCTGGTTAGTGTACAAGAAGAAAAGAAAAAAGAATAACCAATAACCAGACCTTCCGGGGCTTGAAAAAAAGAAAGCCCCCAGCCGTTAGTAAAGTGCTCTAACCTACCTACTAACAATATGCGACATGCCGCACAGCCGGGGGCTTAATACCCTCTGCTGCGACATGTCGCAATTGCGTTGTGTAGGAAGGTTAGAGACTACAAATATAGTTACTAACGGTTAACTTGCAAAATAATGAAGAGGAATAATGCTGACCGAGTATTGGATGAAAGGCTTCGGGCAGGTAGAAAGGCATTGAAATACATTCAAGGTAAATCTGATGAAATGCAAACCTTCATTTATAGCTATTTGAATTTTCCAGAAATAGAGTCTCCTGTGGATTATATAGGAAAGACTTTAAAGAAGGATAATAATTTGTAGATTATATAGGTAATTTCTATCTTTGTAGCGACACTGATGTCATAATCAGTGTTGCGTTAAATTGGCCGTCTGGGATGTGAATTTCGGACGGTTTTTTAGTAAAGTTGTAAATGTTCTACTATTGTTCTACAAAAATAATGTTAATTGAATGTTAATCCCTTTATTAATAGTAATTATAGAGGTATTTAATGTGAGATTCCGGTTCTGAAGGTCGTGCGTTTGAATCGCACCGGGGTCACAGATGAATCCCTTGATAATCAGTAGATTATTGAGGGATTCTTTTGTTTTAGTGCTAGTCTTTAGGTACAAAATTTAGGTTAAATATCCCCTTTTAAAGTATAGTTGTTGGTCTATTGTTGTTCCTAATAAACCAATGTAACATGTTGACTATCAAAGCTGAAGTCTTAAAATCTAAGCAAAAAGTTGATAAAACTTATAACGTAAAAATTAGGCTAACCTACAACAGAGAGGTTAAGAGGTTGGCTACTCATATCTTTGTAAGAGTAGAAGACCTGACTAAGGACTTCAAGTTAAAGAATCCAAAGTACATCAAGGAAGCTGACAGATTGGTCAGATACTATGAAGAGTTATGCATGGGGCTTCCATTGGAGGCTTCCAATTTAACCTTAAGTGATGTACTTGATTATATCCAGAAAGAGAAGGAAAAAAATACTCCTATTGACTTTATCCAGTTCTGCAAAGACTGGTTAACAACTACAGAGGTCAAAGGTAAGAGGAATTATCAAACTGCCCTCAATGCCTTCATTGCCTTCTTAGGAAAGGACCAATTGAATACTAACCAAGTTACCAAGTTGTTAATGATGGAGTTCATGGAATACCTTCACAAGAAAAGGGCTAAACAGGTGGCAGAACTTCAAAGAAAGGGTAAGAGAATACCTTCCAACAGAATGGTATCCCTGTATATGGGTAGCATCAGACATCTATTCAACGAAGCTAAGAAGAAGTATAATGATTATGACAGGAATCTCATTAGGATACCTAACTCACCTTTTGAGAACTTGGTGATACCAAAGCAGGAAGCAACTAGGAAGAGAGCATTATCAGCAGAGTTAATTAAGAAGATATGGGAATTACCCTATATCATTAATGCTAATGGCAGGGAAAGGTTATGCCCCTTTAACCTAGCTAAGGATTGCTTTATCCTTTCTTTCTGTCTTATAGGGATGAACTCTGCTGATTTGTATAACTGTAGTGAACTGGAAGATGGTTCAATTACCTATTACAGGACTAAGACTACAGACAGAAGACTTGATAAAGCTAAGATGAAAGTAGATGTTCTTCCTGTCTTACTACCTTTAATGAAGAAATATGAAGATTACACCCAGAAGAAGGTGTTCTGCTTCTATCATCTCTATTCTACTTTCAAGAACTTCAACAGAGCCATCAATCTTGGGTTAAAGCAAATTGGCAAAATACTGAAAGTGGATGATTTGGAATACTATGCTGCAAGGCACTCATGGGCTACATTAGCTGTTAATAAAGTAGGTATAGATAAGTATACAGTTCATGCTGCATTGAATCATATTGATGAGGCTATGAAAGTCACTGACATCTATATTGAAAGAGACTTCAAGGTAGAGAATGAAGCTAACAAGAAGGTGGTTGAGTATGTATTTGGTAGTTATAGTGAGCTGCCTAGTCCAGAAGTGAAGTAAGTTTAACACAAAAGAACCTCTGTAATTGATTGAATTATGGAGGCTCTTTAGTATATTTGTTCACTTACAATCTATATACTAATTACAAACTAAGTGAGACATGAGCATAGAAGATGAACTGGCAAAGGAAATAGCAGGACTTGATAGTAGTTTCATAGATGAGTTATACAATCTCCAGATTCCTGATGAGAAGACCAACCTGTCAGAAGTTATAACATTAGGCACTACTCCTGTATCAGAAGAGCACTCTAAAGAGGTTAAATCTTCCATAGTTGAAAACCAATTAGAAGAGACAGTACCTAATACTTATGGTGACTTACATGATGCACCTGTAGAGTACATTGAGATATTATCCTCTGGAAAAGTAGGAGAAACTAAAACCATACCTCAAGATACAGTAATAACTAGTTTGGATAACTTGCTATTTGGCAGAGCACCAGAAGTAATAAGAGAAGAAGTTGGTGACTCCTTCTGGAATCTGGCTGACTTCATAGATAAGATGCCTCATGGTATTATAGACAAGAAGATACCAGGTATTGGAGCTACTACCCTTGAGATAAACTCAAAGAGAAACTCAATCATAGTCTTTCCTACTAAGGCTCTGGCTTATGGTAAACACTCAAAGCATCCTAATACGTTATATGTAGGTAGTGAGATTAAAGGTGAAAAGGAAAAGGTAACTAATCAGCAGATTGAGGAATACCTAGCAAAAGATGGATACAAGAAACTTTTAGTAGTTGCAGACAGTCTAGGTAGGCTATTAAGTATCATAGGAAAAAACTATAAAGACTACTTCCTTATGATTGATGAGATTGATGTTCTCCAGACTGACAACAACTTTAGACCTCAATTGGAGAATGTGATTGACTACTACCTTATGTTCCCATTAAAGAACAGATGTATGGTAACAGCTACTATGAAGGAGTTCAGCAATCCACACTTAAAGACTGAATGTAGATTTCCTATAACATGGAAATACAATACCCATAGAAATATAGACTTACTACATACAGATAATGTCACACAGGCTGTCATAGAAAAGGTTATCTCCCATCCTACAGAGAAGGTGTTCATTGCCTATAACTCCATACTCCAGATAAGAAACATTATATCATCACTAGATGAAGAAACCAGAAAGGAATGTGCTATCCTATGTAGTGAGGCATCCATAAAGGAAGCAGGAGAATACTTTGCACCTAAATTGGGGGACAATAATACCTTACCTGCTAGGATTAACTTTGCCACCTGTTGCTACTTCACTGGTATAGATATAGAGGATAGTTACCATCTAATCACTGTATCAGATGTAAGAAGAAGCCACTCAATGTTAACCTTAGATAGAATGACACAAATACATGGTAGATGCAGAAAGGTCAATGGGATACTTAGTGAAACTATCATATATAACACCTTAGGATATGTATCAGTAATGGAAAGTATGGAAAAGTACACTGCCACTCTATTAAACAAAGCCCAAAAGGTACTCAAAGTACTTGAATCAGCAGATACCATCTCACAGGGGGATTATACCTTGACTGATCTATTTGCAATAATCAAAGAAGCCATAAGAGAGAAAGCACAGGAAAGAATTGCAGGGAATGAGTTAATTAACTTGACTAGAAAGGATGTACATGGAAAGGATGTACCTGCCTACCTCAATATAGACTACATCATTGAAAGGACAGAGTTATACTCCACATACTTTATGCCTGAAACACTGAAAGAAGTACTAAGGAAACAGGTTAAAATCATTAGCTACAACTCCCTGAACTATGATGTATCTCCAGAGCAAAACATCATAGAGAAAACCAATAAGGATGCACAGAATAAACTAACAGACAGCAATATCCAAGATGCCATAAAATACATCAAAACATTATCAACCACAGGACAGTTGAATGATAATACCTTGTACTCATATACTAGACATTGCAGAAGTAAAACTAAGATATTCTTAGAGAGATTCATCAAGCTATATAGGTATGTTGACCTTGATAGTCTGTTACATCAACTATGGGAAATTAGAACAAGTAACAGTGTAGTCTTCAAGAACCTTAATAATACAGTCATGTACTGGGCACTAGATGAAGAGCATCCTTTCAAAGTTGCTATAAGAAGATGCTTTACCCTTAATAGAAGTTATTCAGCAAATGAGATACAAGATAAGCTGACTCCCATAGTCCAGTATCATCTACACAAGGTACTGAAACCAAGAAAGTATGTAGTCTTATTGAAGGCAGTATATACCACTAGCAGAACATCTGGGAATAAGTATACCATCAGAAATGAGAATCCTAGAGGTTTTAAAGAACATACTGGCAGGATAGCTACCAAGGAGAATAATTTGTTAAGGCTATTTATGTTATAGAAGGTTAATATGCGACCAAATAAATGATAAGGATATTGGTGTTATAGACTTTATTTACTATATTTACAACTGATAATCAAATGGTTATAGAAGTGATACACTTCTAATATGGCATTGGCTATCAACAGAATCAACCTTAGGGTCAAATATCACCCTATACTAATTACTTTAGGATAAGCTCTTATCCTTTATTACTGTAGGTTATTAGTATGGGGTGGATTTTGACCCTATAAAATCAGAATTAATGACAACAGTTAAACAATTCACCATCATCCCCATTGAAGCTTGCAAATACTTCAAGCCCAAAGACCTTTATCTACTGGCAGGTCTGTATATTAATGCACCTTATAAGGAAAGAGAAGAATATCTGGTGACAAATACCACTTATGAACAGCTATCAGGCACTACAGGAGTCAGTCTTGATTATATCAAGGATGCCTTTATTCCCAGATTAAAAGAAACCAACTATGTTAAAATTGAGACCATACAGGAGAACTATATGGTCAAGAGAAATATTTATCATCTACCTAATCCACCAAAGAATTTCAGGATTATATGGGCAGAGTTATTCAGTGACAGTTCTTTAAGTCCAGAAGAGAAAGGAGTTATGATAGGGTTATATTGCCTTTGTATTAACAATGAGTTCAGGATAGACCTATCAGATAAACTCATTTATAGTCACTTGGATATGGCAAAGAACACATATAAAAAGTATAGAGACTTACTTATTGAGAAAAAGGTTATCTGGTCTTCCTATGATGTTCCAATGAAACTAGTATGGGCTGAACACATGGAAACTCAAGTCCTTCTGTACCCTCACTTGGGTTACAATACTTGGATAGACAAAGTTACATCACATGCACCAGATGATGATGAAATCAAGCAATACCTTGATACTATTAATGATGAATGAATGATACATACCCCAATATCCCCTGTTTTCACACCAGAAGACAGGGGATTATTGTATATGTACATAACTAATATATAGCACTCCCTACTGCTCCTACCATACTGTAATTCAGATAATTTTTATTTTTTATTTTCAATTTCTGTAAACTTGATACCTACAAGTGCACTCTAAGTCACAAAGTCTCCCTCCCCTTACCTTAGGAGTGGGATATCCCCCTCTGCAACAATAATAAAAATACAATTATGGAAAAGTTAAAGTTCTTAGAGACAGTGACAGTGAATGAGTTCAAGGCTCAAAAGGGGGTCAACAAGATTGAGGTAAAACAGAATCCTCATACAGGGAAGTGCTTCTTTGTTTATGGCTGTGAAATAGGTGCAGTAAGTGACAAGTTCCTTAATGGAGAAGTAACCAATCCTGTTATCTCTCAAGTATGTTCACCAGATACAGGTGATATGTTCTATATGCTGCATCAAAGAGGTGAAGGTGGAGCTATGACACTAGCAACTCTATGATGGTTGTTAATGTTGACCTCAAGGAAGTAAGTCCATTAGGGCTTGCTTCCTTTTTTCTTTATAGATTATATATCAACTATTAATATTATTCAGATATGTTGAATTTAAGAGTTTCATCCAAGAAGCAGGCTAAAATAAAGCTTGCTCTACAAGGCTGTGCAGGTTCAGGTAAGACCTATTCTGCATTGCTTTTAGCTTATGGTTTATGTAATGACTGGACTAAGATAGCCATTATTGACAGTGAGAATGGAAGTGCTGACCTTTATGCTCACTTAGGTGCTTATAATGTATTAAGTTTAAGTGATAACTTTACACCTGAAACTTATATACAAGCTATTGAAATATGTGAAGGTGCAGGTATGGAAGTTATCATAATTGATAGCATCTCACAGTGTTGGGATAACTTGCTTGAATACCATGCAGGATTACAAGGTAACAGCTTCACTAATTGGCAGAAGGTGACACCCAGAATCAATGCTTTCATGCAGAAAATATTGCAGTCTGAAAGCCATATTATATGCACTATGAGGTGCAAACAGGACTATGTTCTAAGTGAAAAGAATGGTAAGATGATACCAGAGAAAGTAGGACTTAAAGCAATCATGAGAGATGGTATAGATTATGAATTTACCATAGTATTTGATATTAATATGAAGCACCAGACTATTGCATCTAAAGACAGGACAAACCTGTTCATAGGTAAGCCTGATTTTACCATTACACCTGCTACAGGTCAGATAATACTTGACTGGTGTAATGATGGAGTTAATCTAGAGATGATAAGGAGTAAGATTAACAGCAGTAAAACCATTGAAGAACTAACTGCCATCTATCATCAATTTCCTGAATGGTATCAACAGTTAACATCAGACTTCATGCAGAAGAAAGCAGCACTTCAGGTACAAAAGAATCAACCAACTATTAACTATACCCCTAATTACATTAGATATGGAAATAATGCAGTTGCAGCCAGTCAGAGCTAATCTGATATACCCTAATAGAAATAAGGTAGATAATCCTTATATTCAAACAGTTGAGCCAATAGAAATCATCAACACAGGTATTATGTCAACAAATCCTGTAGAAGCTGAACCAATAAGCACCAGAGAAGGCAATAAGTTACCTTTTATTGAGGCTAATACAAAGGAAGTAACCATGCAATACCTCAAGGAGGAATGTATTACACCTGTGTTCTCTAAAGATAATGAGGTTACTATATCACACTCCAGTTTCATTGAAACTGTATGGGAAGCAGCTAATAAAGTGTTCTCCAATGAGAGAATAGAAGAACCTGCCATTAGGGTAAGCCATGTTATCAAAGGCAGAATACCGGAAGCTATTCATAAACCAGTGAATCAATTACTGGAATCTGATAAAACCATCTACTTTGAGAGAATGATGTTCTGTTTTGAGATACCTACCATATATGAAGATATAGCAGGCAACAGACTGAATTTAACCATAGGTGGAGTAAGAGCTTATAATCACATGAATCTGTACAGCAAAAAGGGTGCAGAGAAGTTCAAGGTGTTCATTGGCTTTAAAAATCTTATATGTTGTAACATGTGTGTCTCAACAGATGGTTACAGGTCAGAATTAAAGGTTATGAGTACTGCTGAACTATTCAATGCAGTGATGAGGCTGTTCCAAGAGTACAATATAACCCAACACTTGTATTATATGTCAGCCTACAAGGATAGCTATATGAGAGAGTCCCAATTTGCCCAGTTCTTAGGTAGATGCAGATTATATCAGTACCTACCTGTAGACCAGAAGAAGAAGTTACCACAGATGCTGATGACTGATACCCAGATAGGATTAGTTACCAAAGCATATTATAATGATGATAACTTTAGTACCCTTTTGGACAGCAGGGAAATCAGCATGTGGAATGTGTACAACTTACTAACTGGAGCTAATAAAAGTAGCTACATTGATAACTTCTTGGACAGGTCACTTAATGCCACCCAATTGGCAGAAGGACTTAATAAGGCTTTATATGGTGAAAGTGAATATAGTTGGTTCATTAATTAGTGTATCTTATGGACAGTATAATGAATGTAGCAGAGGTTCAATTGAGCTATAAAAGTAATGTCAAATCATCAACTAGATACAAGATAAATAGTTCACAGGATGCCTATGAACTATTGATAAAGTGCTTCCCTGATGACACTATAGAATACAAGGAAAGCTTTAAAGTGGTACTGCTTAATCAGTCTAACAAAGTACTGGGTATAGTACCTATTTCAGAAGGTGGAATATCTGCAACTTATGTAGATGTAAGGTTGATATTACAAGCTGCCTTACTGGCTAATGCAACACAGGTAATATTGGCACATAATCACCCTTCTGGAAGCATGAAACCCAGTACTTTGGATGATGTTTTGACTGAAAAGGTCAAGAAGGCAGCAGAACTCATGGAGATTCATATAGCAGACCATATAATCTTAAGTCCAGAGAAGGAGTACTATTCCTATCATGATGAAGGAAAACTATAAATACTTAACCTTCTAAGGTCTACATTACCCTACCTTCTATTAAATCCATCTCCCTCTGCTGTTATTATACCATTATGATGGGAAATTTTGAAAATCTCACTTTCTTACATGTTATATATACAAAGTAAGTGATGCAGAATGGCAAATCAGAGGACAGTTTAATAGAAGTTGACTGCCTCTTCTAATATAGGTTGATGGTATTTGATTACAGGATAGAGGGAAGTGCTGCTATAATAACTTAACCACTTGAGGTTCGGTGAAGTATGTAAACATGAATTGTAGCAATAGTTAGTAAGTTAGACTAAATTAAATGTTGATTGAATTATGTGTGAGATTATCTTGATTCTGGTAGGGTTTGTCCTCACCAGTATGATACTTAAGGATTAAGAGGTTATATGCCTCTTACTATGTGATTTTATTGTTGTTGATAGCCCTAGTTCTGTAATGGACTGGGGCTTTAACTAGTGTATATATGACAGCATTGGATATGATATTACAGTGGCTAATATTGATAGTTACTGGTGCTCTATTTATCAATTTAGTATATAGAAAGTAAATAATTAAGCTTACCTTTGTACAATAAGGATATAGCCTGCACCTATGGTACTAATATGCTTTGAAACCTATTAAATTATGGCAGTCAAATGATGAAGTATTACTGGAAAGTTCTATCTTTGCAACAGTATTAATTAAATGACAACTAATGAAATAGAAGTTTAACAAGACATATTAGAAAAGAAGTGTTTGCTTCTTACTTGTGACAGTCCTAAAATTACCACCTTGAAGAC